TTGGCAATATAGGAGTCTCCATAATGAACTCTATATGGCCCGTAGGCTCATTTATCCATTTCTTGGTGATCCTTACATCTGCGATGGTTTTATCCTGGGTTAATAGGCTATCATAAAACGCTTTGGCGAGATTATCCCAATCTGGAGTTTGGCCATGGAGTTGTCCATGCATAGCCTTTTTTTTGTACTCTTTCCATGATTTAGGAACTGGGATGTGAAATATAATATGCCCTCCTTGTTCAGGAGGAGTGAATTTCTGAGCCTTAGCAAGCGCACTCAGAGATAATTTATATTCATTATACCGCTCTAATCTCTTAAGTCTTTTCAATCCTTGTGGCTTAAGTTTTTCCCTTGGTATTCTGAAATAAATACGATCCCCCTGAGTGCTTCTCACAGCAGTCTGTGGCGTAATTTCAAATATTATCTTCTTGCTGATCTGGTGTGTTTTCGGACGAATTTAAGCCATTTTTAGTAAACATTTCATGTATCTCCTTCACCCACTTCCTCGACGAAGTGACTCTTCTTTTTACATCTTTCATTGTCAATTTATTAAGAACCACTGGCCGACGAAATACCTTTAGTTCTTCCGGAATGCCAGTATACACCATGTTATTTATTACTTTTTCTATACGCCCATTGGCGTCTTCTTCATCCAATTCTAACCACTTATACCGATCTCTCAATCTCTTTTCTTCAAATGACATTATTTTATCTGGCATATCCACAAGACAATGAACGATTTCTGCATTTTTACAACCTAATAAATCCATATACCCCATGGTTTCAAACAAATTATGGGACGTTTCTTCCTTTCTCATTGCCATAATAAATGAGGGCAGATCGTAAGAAGCTTTGACCTCTATTATTTTTTCTACCTTTTTGCTACTCCGAATGATAATATCCGGGATACCTTTGAACCAATTATTCTCAAAAATTTCTTCATTTTTTTCATATTTGATGCCATCTATCTTGGATATTAATTCTATAGCTGCTGGCTCCGCCATGCTACCCTTCTCCATGGCATGAGGCGAGTCATTGCCTCGGCTAACTTTTGATTTTCCATACATCTCATATGAATACATGAGTATTATTTCAGATAATATCTTGTCGGATGGACGATTAGGTTCATAGTTTATTTCCTTAAGCAAAATATCCCTGGCCGTATTCTTCATAGGCTCAGATAGTTCGCCATAATCCCGACCTAAAATGCTAAATAATTTTTTGATTTCTGTTTCAGTGGCACGCTTGTTACCGCGTGCATTGCCCATTAAAGAGCCAATTGAAGAGCAGTAGATTTTGAAATTATCGAAGTTTATCATAAAAAATCCACGGAGAACTGATTTTGGGTGACGTTTAAGCGACTAACAACCGGTTACGGGAATTTTACAGCGCTTAGGCCAAAATCTGCCCTCCGTGGACAGCAATATTGTGGATATTTTTTCTCGCTGAACGTCACATCAACAAGAATCAATACTAACTTCAGTATGATTAAGCTAAGATAGCATGTTTTGGGTAATGTTTCATGTGTTTTTTGTGAAAATCATGCAACCATTCTCGCATTCTCGGAGCTTTTGCTCTCATTTTTTCAATTATTTCATCATTTCGGCGTACCTCCTGCTTGATTACGCGTTCTCGATAGTCTATATCAGGGAATGTAAGTAGTTTTTCTAGATCGGCGGCCGCTTTTACATACTCTGGCGACATATCAGATACTACATTCATTGAAAATAACAGTTTTCGCTTCTCATCTTCTAGGATGCTGAATGGGCAATCTATCAAAGTATTAGCTATACCGCCATATTGGGCACCAGAAAGGTCGAAATATACCTGGAGCTGGAGATATTCTCCATTATCTACCTCTTCGGCCAGCTTCGGGAGGAATGTTTCAAGTTCCCACCTCGTTTTCAAATCCCAAACAGACACAGCCTGTAGTATATTTTCGCCCTCAAATACATCTAAATGCCCTTTAAATACATCGTTTTCGAGTTGTATTTCATTTTTATGAAAGGATTTATTCTCTACCCGGCCGAAAAGGGCAATTGATTCCTCTTCCCCTTCTGTTCCCTTCAGCATTTTATTCGTCGTAATATCCTTTTTACGGCCGTACACTTCTTGGCTATATATCTTGATTAATTCCTTCTGACAGGTCTTGGATAACCTCCCTGCATCTTTATCAGCCTTAGATTGCGGCTCAGTCATCAAATTACCCCATGATGAGGCCCGGAACTTAATTTTTGAGAAGTCTACTGTAGAGTACATAATATATGGGATCAGATTTATTTTTCGATCGGCATTTTAGAAATCCAAACCCAGGTTTCCCGGGCATCTTCCGGCAGGAATTTTATGGCCCATTTTAACAGGACAGAAAATAGCCAGAACCTTAGTTCTCTTTTCATGTTTTAGTTATTTGCTTATTTGGCTACAACTTTATGATTTTTAATTACTTGTATCGTATTCAATTACGCGCTGGATAAACTGTTTTTGTTCTGCTGCATGCCACGAATATTCCAATTCCCAATCCTTTTCTTGAAAATATTTACGCAAATCTTCATAGGAATCATACCATTTGATGCTGCCTCTAAGGTCATTGATTAACCGTTCGATATCTGAATATGAATTACATGCCTGTAATGAATCACATCCAGAACAACTTCCCCATCCGAAATTCAACCATCCAAACTTGCCATCTTTTTCCAAAATAACCCTAGTATCTCCCTGGTAATCGCTATCATCAACTTGTATTAAAACTTTACCGAATGAATCTATAATTGGCTGGTAATTACTGGGCCCATAGAAACTGCCATCTTCGCTGGCGTATTCCGGGTAAAGTGATCTGGCTATTAGTTCTTTGTTATCCATTGTCTATTTTTTTATTGTTGTCTCGTCCCAATATTTTTTTAAGTAAGTAAGGCTTTTCTGTTCTCCTTCTCTAGTAAAATGACTACCTTGGCCATTTATAACCAAATATGTTTTGTTATCCCAATCGCCATTTGCCTTCAATAATAGAAGTCGCTTCACATTATTAAATGGCCGGAAGGTTGTATTCCCATACTCCAAATCAGCCAGAATAACATCATCATCAACTGATTCTAAAATCTTTTTCAAAGCCCCTACTGTTAGTTCCATTGTCTATAATCATTGAGGTTGTTTTTCAATCTCTTGCCTGAGTAATTTTTGCAATGGGGGTAAGATCATTTCTGCATATCGGGAGCATGCTTGTTCTATCTTTTTACCATGCGCTACATACGACATTCCGCAATACATTTTGGTGGCGAAATAATCTATGCTCAGGTCGCAAAGAAATTTCCTAAAATCATTTTCTCCATGATGCCTCCAGGCAAATGAAAAATTACCGTAATCTGTAATGGACATATAGGAACCGTCAGATGTTAATACGATTTGCCCCAGCCATCCACCATTTTCTGTTCGGATTGTGTAGCTATTTGCTGTTACCTTATCTTCCATGCTTTAGTTGTTTGTTTTCAGTGAGTTATAATTTAATTCGTACCATTCATCGAAAGGTGGGAGCCATTCAGATCGCCACGGGAGGTTACCTGTTTGATTGAAAATATCCCACCGAGTTATGATGCAATGCTTTTCAGCTAGCCACCAATCCATGTATATATCCAGGGCTTTTAGTTTATGCTGGTATAGGGTTATGTCTATCATTTAATTCACTTGTGGGATATATGCATACTCAATGAATACTATTTGCGCATTGTCCGGGATCGTATTAGGCTGACTAAGCCGCCAATCCATAATTCGCTTATCCTTATTGCACTGAGGGGCTGGCCCCCAGAAGAATGCCTTAGCCGGATCACCATTCTCACATAGCCAATAACTGTCTTTTCGTACAACTAAGCCCTCCTTTGGCTGCGTAACATCTTTAGTTGTGTATTTCATGGCTGTATCTTTTTAACCAAAGCATTCATTTCATTTATTTTGTCTAATAAAATATCAGCTCGTTCTGGATATACTGACAATTCATACTTCAGTTCCTCAATACATTCATTAACATTTTCAGGCGTCTCTTTATATCCATAATATTGCATTGGGGTAATCTTGTAATCTGAATGAAGTGGCCATTTATCAATAAGGTCTTTTGTCGACTGTCTTAGCATATTAAAAGGAGGGGAGTTTATGGCTCCCCGTTTTTTTGAAGTAAGTTTTAGAAAAGTTTTCCCTCATTCCACTTCTTTAATCAATAATTTGCCAATCTTCGGCGAACAAATCTCCCTGTGAAGGAACCCAGCCGGGGACATAAATGTTTTGAGCATTCCAAAGATCAATATGAGGCGCTATCTGCATAGCATCTTGACCTTTTGATTCGATAAATTGTTTTGTAAAATGCGTCCCTTCGCGGAGCTTGTCTACCGGAACAGAATAGCCACCAGCCTTTATACAAAACTGGCCTTTGCCGTTCCATCCTTCACGTTGAATTTTCAAACCATCTTTAAGCGCTTGTAATGCTGCGCCAAAATCAAGATTTTTGTTTAGTCCCTGTTCTGACATTGTTGATTTGTTTTTTTTGTTATTTAAGACTAGCTGCGGATGTGTATGTGGCTAGTGATCTTGCTCTTGCTCCTTGCAGTGGGCCTTTAGGAATCATCATCCCGAAGTTACCCGAAGCATTAAAGTCATAATTATTTACCTGAAATGACTTGTGCCCATATAATGCTTCGGTTTTTAAAAAGCCACTACAGCTATTTTGATTTGATCCAATTCGTTAAGATACTGCTCTGGTATTTCGCGGGCAGCTAACATGTTAACAGCAGCTTCGTCTTTAGCCAGAATGGAAGTAATATCCTTTACAATTGTAGCTTTCTTGCCATCCTTTATTTGCTGCTCGGTTGGGTCCCATAAAATGGCATACTGAAATAACTTCATTTGTTTGTTTTTATTGGTTATTTATTTATTAACTGCCTTCTACTAGTAATTTAACTTCCCCATCCATAAGTTTTTTATCTGCCACCAGTACTCCGTAACTATCACTATGGGTATCTACTTGATAGAAATAGGGGATAGTCCCGAGGGAATGGACAAACTCGTTTATTTCATCCCAATCAGGCTGATCTTTCCAATCCCATTCAAATTTTTTAAATCTTACTTCTGTCATGGTTCAGTAGTTATTACTTGTTTAATAGCCTTTATTATTTCTTCTAGCCCATCTTCTTGTATTTCCCAGCACATTAAATTTAGATCAGCTAGAAGCACTGTTTCATTTTTGTTGAAGGCCCGTTTAAATGCAGCTTTTGTCTGCTCATTAGTGTTGTTGTGATTGATGAAGTGCATTTCTAGGTTCTTAACTGCCTGCGTTACGCAGTTTACACGATACTTTAACGTGCGTTTTGTATTATCAACGATCAGACGAGAACCGTAATCAGCCAACATGGCTCCCAATACCATTAGTTTTATGGCATCTACTGTTTCAGGAGAATTTACTACATCATTTTGCATATCCAGACCCTCCAAAATAAGTTCCATCCTGTACTCTCAAATCTCTTTGCCTTATATCATATGCATCTCTAAGTTCTTTATTGTCTCCGATATATCGCTCATACGATCTAAGAACATTTATGTTTTGGCATGAATTAATCATATCTATAGTTGGCTCCATTCTCTTTTTATCAGCATTAACCTGAATAGTATATGCCTCATTAGTTAAGGCTATAAACGCATCGACTATACCTATAGCTCGCTTATAAACCTTTATTTCATCTTCATCGGTTTGATCATATTGCAGTTCTATACCAGCCCAACGTCCTAATCCGTCTGGTGTTCTAAATTCAGCCGAGTATTTAATAGTTCCTGTTTTCATTTTTTAAACTTTCTTTTTACAATGAACAATATATTCTTAATGTCATCCAATTTTAATGACAGAAGTAATCCTATCACGAATGATAACAACAATGTCCATATCGTCATGGCCTTGCATTTTGTGGTGGATTATTTTCGTATGCTTTTATTTCACGCTTCACATCCTCATAATAAGGGATAAGTACCTTGCAGTATTCATTTGTCTTGAGTGAATCGGTGACGCGAAGTATTTCATCTACAATTTTCAATGCTACCTTTTTTGCAACGGCTAATGGCATATCAACCAGGAATTCTTCTATTAGCTCTTTAGCTTCTATTTTTGGGTTGAATGCGTCCTCTTGATGTACTGGGCATTCAGCATAATGCGGGTCTATTGGTTCTCCGGTTTCTTGATTAAGTTCGCATATGCATCCGGGTTTACGTTCTTGCATGATATGTATTTTATGAATTCTGAATATAATTGTTCAATTGGCATAGTACCATCAGTAAAACAATCAAATGGAGAAAAACCTATTGAGCTTGTTTCTTCTTTTGTTACTGGATCAAAATGCGTCGTGCCATTATCTAAATGTTTCAGCCAATACCCAAACCCAATACTTAATCTTAATGCATGTGCATCCATAGCTCCCTTTAATACTTCAGGCTCTATCTCTGTTATAATTGGGAATTGTTTCATTGAGAGGGTTTAAAAAAGGGCTCATATTTTCATTATGAGCCCTAGTCACTAATCAAAATACCAAGACCATTTAACCTTATCCTGCGGGGAGCAGTGGAGTTGAACCACATCCGTTACACATAAGTCGTCACCTATGCCGCCAGCCGATGGGAACTCCCCGATTTGCCACATCTAAGTTAAGAATAACTAAGCTGTGGACTTTAACGATTGTTTTTGCCTGTGAAAAAGATATGTATTGGCCACCCAAACAAATACTCATGACAAGAATTACAACTACAATCACCTGTCGCCAGAATAAGAGATAAACAGGCCCGTAGCCAATACAGTAAGATCGTTGATGAGGGTTTTGAAAGATATGGCCTTAGTCCCTTCGTCCTTATACTGGCGGGAGCATCGGTGCAATCCATACGAATATGGGTATGTCCTTTGCCTTAGTCCCTAACGGGAGCCTTTCTTAACCGTTGTCGCCTTCGGCTTTCCGCCCATCAACAATAAGATATATCTATAAATAAAGAACTTAATGCAGCGCATCCGGGCTACGACCCCGGCCCCAAAGACTCATGAATCTTTAGCTCTACCCAATGAGCGTTAATGCGCTAACCAAATCGTGAAGAGTCTTGTGTACTCTCAACTCATATACTCACAAGAACGCGGTTAAGATCATCATAGCGCGAATTTTCATCTTCACAAATTAATTTAAGGAAGCGATCTCCATCAAAGCGGGCCAAGAAAATGGGTTGTATCGCCTCCTGGTTAAAAAATAAGTTTAAACAGCTTCAAATTCTGTTTCTGCCGTAGCGATTACTTGCATAGTACCATTGGAATGTAATTTAACATTCTTTAGGCTGTATAGGCCGGGTTTTAAAGTGCCGGGGACTTTAATATCTGTAATAATGGCCTTAGGAGGGATGGAGCCGCCATCTCCAGGATTTAATTGCTCGACAACATCTACCGTTTGCATAGGGCAGAAATAGAGAACCATTTCACCGAAGTTGCTTTCCAATCTGACCGGTGACAGAGTGGCCATTACCGTCTGATCATGAGTAAGATTAGCTTCTTTCATCCTCTGTTGCAGTACATGCGGTTGAGAATAAGAAGCGATTACCACTGGAGTTGATTTAATTTTCTCTTTTTTAGAGGATGATGGACTAAATAGCCATTTTGATAATTGGTCAGCAGATTTAAACATGAGTTTATAATTTATGGGATTAAAGAGCTTCTACTAGTTCTTGTTCTTCTGTCTCTATTTCATCCGACTCGTCGGAAATCTTAACAAACAAATAGCTACCAAACCAATTAATATCTGGATCAGGCGGAAACTCGGCCAATTCATACAAAATAAGACCATAATAATTATTCATATCAACTACAGTATAAGGAGAGCCTACCTGTAAATTCAAAGGCTGAATATACTCATTCAGGTCTAAACTAAATCTAGGAACGCCTTCTTTTATACACATAACACGCATATATTATACAGTTTTATTTTGTTCAGATGAAATCACCACATCATGACCAGCAGCATACCATAAAACCCAATTCTCAATTTTCTGAGACAGAAAAGTTTTTTCTTTTCTAGCTCTCCTTACGGCCCGGATATATATACTATCTGTAGCCTTATAACTCCTTGCCTTTCTCTTTTCGTCTTTCATGAAGCAAACGTAATACGTATTTCGCAATACGCCAAATTTATTTTCAAATAAAAAAGCTCAGATTATATAATCTGAGCCCTAACTAAATACATATATTATAACTATGCCACTGGGTCTGGGGCTTGGCATTCTAAATATTTATTGACCATCCCTGTTATCATTTTCAGTTCCTCAGCAAGTTCATGCGGGCCAATTGGTTCTATAGTAAAGTGAGGCTGACCGGATATAGCAGTATCATCAAATCTAACCCGGCACCAGCATGAAGCATAAGATAAATGTTCCCTAAACCGAGAAACTAAATTATCTCTTACATCATCTGAATTTCGATCAGTTTTTACTTTGATGTAAGGTTTACCAGAATGGTCCACTTCAATTGTAAGTTTTGAATTCATCATATTCTTAAAATTTAATTCTTTTACCGGGCAATATCGCTCGCGGCAAATCAAATATAAGCCAAGTGTTCGGAAATTCCGAATAGGGCAGCGCCATTCCAATCACACATCCATCACAAAATAGCCACGTACTTTCCTATAAACAACACCCCATCTTTCTGCAACCCAATAGATAAACCGAGTACCCCCGCACCCAACAATACCGTTTAATGCGTAAAACCAAGTATCTGTTATGCATCTGCTCTCTTTTAGGGGTCACCCGTTGTTTGCAGCTCGAGGCCGCATTTGGGTCGTTCAAATCCCTGTTGGGGGTGGGTCGGTTTTGCTTTTTTGCTTTTAATCAATGATTTATGTGCCTGGAATTGGTTAGTGATGGGTTATGGGCAATGGCTAGTAGGCTATTGGCGGGTAGTTCCTTGCTGTTATTAATCAATGCATTGTGAGTTGTATTTGTGTTGGTGGGGTCTTGGGGATACGTGGAAGGGGCTGTGGGGCTATTAGAGGCGCAAGGAGGGGTTATCGGAGGGGATTGGGGGGAGTTGAAATAGATTTGGAAGGAAGGATAAAGGATAATGTTGATTTTCAATTGTTTTAAAATTTGTTAGTTATTTTATTCTTTTTATTTGTTAGTTTAATTAGTTATTCGTAGTTTTAGTTTTAGAACTAAAAATGGAGCTCAAAATAGTTAGTTATGAGTTAGTTTTTAGTTTTAAAACTAACTTTTAAACTAAAAAACTAATGAAAGAACTAATCGAAGAACTAAAAAAAATCGTTGAAAACGGAGTTAAAAAAAGTGACCTTGAAGAGTCTATTGGGCTGCCTAAAAATAGTCTTTCGGCAGTTTTAAGCGGATCAAAAGAGATGCCGGAAAGTTGGGTACCTAAGATTAAAGCATATTTAAGCACCCCTATTGCGACTCCTGAAGCTCCTAGATTTGAAAAATCAATAAGTGTAGATGTCCGTGGTGATCTGAAGTTAAATCCTTCTATAGAGGCTAAGGATTCACTTAAACTGACAATGGACAAAATTGAAAAAGACTTCGGTAAAGGTACAGTTATGCGGCTTGGGGATGCTCCTATTGAAGCAATAGAAGCTATTCCTACAGGGTCTATTGGGCTTAATTTTGCGCTTGGAATTGGCGGAGTACCGAGGGGTAGAATTGTAGAGATATATGGGCCAGAAAGTTCTGGAAAGACTACAGTGGCGTTGCATATAATTGCAGAAGCCCAAAAAATGGGTGGTTTATGTGCTATGATTGATGCGGAGCATGCTTTTGATCCCGTGTATGCTGAAAAATTGGGAGTTGATGTTAATAATTTAATGGTTTCTCAGCCAGATTATGGGGAACAAGCACTGGAGGCCGCCGACAGGCTAATTATGTCTGGTGCATTAAGTGTAGTAGTAATTGATTCTGTCGCTGCCTTAGTACCAAAAGGCGAACTCGAAGGAGAAATGGGTGACAGCAAAATGGGTTTACAGGCCCGATTAATGTCACAGGCTTGTCGTAAATTAACAGGTACAATTTCAAAAACAAATACCGTTTGCATATTTATCAATCAGTTACGCGCAACAATTGGGAATATGTATCAACAAGAAATTACAACTGGGGGACAAGCTTTAAAATTCTATGCTTCTGTCCGTTTAGATGTACGCAAAATAGGGCAATTAAAAGATGGAGATGAGGCATTTGGTAATCGTGTTAAAGTAAAAGTTGTTAAGAACAAAGTAGCGCCACCATTTAAACATTGTGAATATGATATAATTTTTGGGGAAGGAATTGATAAAATTGGTGAACTTGTAGAAGTAGCTTCGAGTTTCGGCGTAATAAACAAATCCGGGTCATGGTATTCATACGAAGGGTCTAAACTTGGACAAGGTAAAGAGTCTGCAAAAACACTTCTAAAAGACAATCCGGAACTAATGCAGGAAATAAAAAATAAAACCCTCACTAAACTTAACAATTAATACCAATGAGATATAAAGAAATGCTTAAAATGTTTATAGGAGCATTATTGATTATGGTTTTTACCTTTTTATTTATTGGTGGCTGTTTTTTAATAGCTGAAATATTTAACCCATTAAAACATTAAACAATTAAATACAATAACTACTAATACTTATTTATGAGTAGACTGTTTTCTATACAAATGTCAGTTGCTGCATGGGGTGCATTAAGCATTGTAATAACATTATCAATATTTACAGCATATTACTTAGGAGTCGTTATTGAAAGGCAACATTGGAAGCAAAAGGAGATTGATAACTATCAAAACAAATAACATATGAGATTTATAACTGAGTTTAAAATAGAAGGCAAAAAATGGCAAGGAGTACTTGCTTCGCATAAAACTAATTCAAAATTTGATTTAGCTACGCTTATTGAAGGTTCTTTTAGCTGGCAAAATCCGGTAAATGGTAATAAAGATCATTACCGGTTAGAAATAGAAGCCTTCCCTATGGATAAATGGGTAGAGTTTAAAAGGGAATTAAGGGATGAACTATTAAGATGTGATCTGCCACATGAAAGAATAGTAGATGAATTAATTTCAAAACTTGAATCCTTTGGTAATCCAGTAACAACTAAAAATGATCAAATATGACCGATGAATTAGTTCATGCAATAGAGGTTATGAACCGGATCGAAAGAGATATGCGTCATAAATGGCTTGAAGGGGCTGATATAACTAAAGAAATGTTGGAGCGGTTAGACGCAGCAAGAAATCGCGTAAAACAACTTCAGAAACCAATAACACCTAACAATGGTTAATTATGGATAAAAATAGGCGTGGTATAGATTGGTCTGATTATCTAAAAATGCGAGAGCCTTATGGTAGATGGCCATTTGCGGTTATTGACGAGGAGGGTAAATTATGGACAAGAACAAAAGTAAAAGGAGCTTTTGAACATTTTTATTATGATAATAGGGCAACTGGTGGTGGATATCATTCTGTAAGCACTCATATATATCATGTTAAACTAAGATTTGGTAAATTTATTTGGACTAAAAAAGAGCTTCAACAACTAAATAAATAATTATGGGAGATATAGCAGATATGCTTCTAGATGGCACATTAGATTTCTATACGGGTGAGTACCTAGGTAGAGGTTATGGCGTTCCTCGCACCAAAGACAGATCGTTACCTTGGGAGCGCCATCGTGGCATAAAGACCAATAAAATTAAAGACCCCAAAGAAGCCGCTTATAATGGAGTTAAAAAGTATATAGCTTATACATGGAATGGCAGTGCAAATATCCCAAGTGTTAGAGAGTTATTATACGAATACACTGGTGAGAAGAATTTTGATATAAAACTTAGATGCATATCTATTCAGCAAGAATGGCGAAAATTTACTCAATGGATTAGCATCAGAAAAAAAGCTATTTTATAAAACACTTTGATTTTTAACTAAAAAGCCAGGGTTAGTACCTGGCTTTTTTGAAAGACGTCTTACATGAAAAATATTATTGTTGTTGATCTTTCTTATATTGGTCGTATGCACTTTGGCCTTTATGATAACTTTCTACATACTTTGAATTCAATCTCTCACTTACCCCTTCCTTCACTATTGAAATAGACAAATACCTACATGCTTCTTCAACTGCTTTTTTAACTGCGGTCTCATCTTTATAATAATGGCAGCCCCATTTCAGCGCCTCCTTACCTGTTTCTGGATCAATGCCTTTCTCAACTAAATAGCCATCTATATTTATAAATGTGCTATTTGTTACCTTTTCAAGAGATTCGGTTATTTTATTCATTATTTTAATTTTTGTGATTAATCAGGTTAGTGGGTGTCATGGGGTTTGATACTTTGTTTTCAATGAGTTAATAAGCACGTCTATCGTCTGAGCATCATAATAAGTAATGCACTTTTCATATCCACAATTCCCGCATTTATTGTCCAGCGGGAAATTAACCCCGAACGATCCACACTGGCCGCACTTGACATAAACAGAATGTTCATTCTTACCTATTAATTCCTTCTGCCAGTCATAGGGCTCGTCAATGTTTTTAAGATACCCATATTGAACCAGCTTAAGAATATTGTGGCCGTTTTGGTATAGGGTACTGTTGTGGACCTTATCGCCTACTTGCCACGATCCTCCGGGCAATGGCTTTAGCACACGGTATACATGTATGTTGGCGGATGTTTCAATAAACTCATTTTCGTTAATTGGCTTTTCTTCCATAATTATCTTCCGGGGTAATTACCCCTATTTTGGTTTTAAAATGCTGTTTAAATAAGCCCTCCGAAGGGTAACCATGTATCGGCGTTTTGAGCATCTCCGCGGCCATTTCAGGTCTTTTTGCTTTGCCTTACTTCTGGTAATTGATAGGTAGATACCTTTCAAAAAACGCCTAAAGCGGATACTGTCATGGGTGCTACACTTGACCTTCGTAAACAACGGGCTTATGTTTCTTTTTCTTTTTTATACAAGGGGCAGGCCGCATCGGTCACCTTAATCTTCAATAGCCCATTGTCCGTACGTTTACTTTTCCTGACTGCGCAATACTGAATAACACTACCACCGCATTGCCAACGTTGACGATGTTCGCATGATCGGCAGGTTTTCTTAGATTTGTCCGGATCAGGTAACTCAATATTGAAAAGCAGGTTATCCATTGTATTACTCTTTAGGGGGGGGTGGGGTTAATAGTTCAGGGTTCTGATAGATGTTGCCGATTACGTTATAGTTATATTTATAGAAACCAATGGTGCCTAGCTTATAGATATCGCCCCATTTGCCCCAATCGTTATTAGCATGATAGCCAATAAACTTTGCATCTTCGTACTTTACAACGTAAAAATATCTTTCTGCATACTGAATTATATCACCCTCATATATATCTGTTCCGCTCTTATCCTTTAATCCGGTGTACTGCATTAAATCCACTTGCTTCGGCTCCCTTTGAACTATGATAGCTTTTTGCTCAATAGGATCAAAACCCCACAGATTGATAACTTTGGGCAGGTGGTTGTCGATTTCGTCATAGAACGCAATTGAATTAACCGCCCGCATCTTTTTACTTTTCTTATCCCAGGCGCGGAACTTAATTTCTCTATTCATGGTCTCCCTCCTTTCCCAGCTTACAGCCGTTACAATAGGAATCAATATCGGCCATGAGACTTTCGATGTATGTCTTTTTTAAAGGCGCAAGAATCACCCTACAGTCATCAGGAAGCATATTCCACAATTCCAATTCAAGCGCCTCTCGGGATAAATAGCCTCTTCCCTTCACAGCCAGGGTATTGCTTTCGGCGCATTCTTTTCGATATAATGCAAGCAACTCAGAGGTGATTAGCACATAGGATTTTTCGTCACTATGTTTCATCCAGCCTTTGCCATCATGGCTGGTTCTCCAACCTTCTTTTGTTGCCCATTCGAAAAACAAAACTCCATCATCTTTAGTAGGAGCCTGGGTATTACTTTCTCCCATATCACGGCCATTGGCTTCCCGGATGAAGTCTGCTCGTTCCTGGGTGAGGGGTTTGCTTTCTCCTTCCTTTGATGTGCTGATTAAATCCTCGATCTCGGCTAACATTTGAGCTTGCTTGGTTCCCATGCCTATATCGGTTGGCCTGCCGTAAATAGCCTTTTTATTAACCTTGGCAAGCAAATCCTTCAGCCTTTCATTTCCCTGTTGTCTTTGATCATGGGCATAGCGGAGGGATTTAACGCTTAACTGTGCTTGCCTGAGTTCTTCTTTCAGCCGCTCATTCTCGGCTACCAGTTCATCGGGGGTGGATTCGTCGAGCCATTCATAAGTAGCTTCAACATCTTGTTTTATAAGGTCTGCCAGTTGGTTTGCCGTAAGTGGGCGTAGATAAAAGTGTTTGGGGATTTCGTAATACCCTTTTACTGTAATTAACTTGGGAGGTATAGCCGGCTCCGGCATCCGTTCCCTGACAGGAACCCATACTGCTCCTTGCTGGGCCTTTAATCCGTCCCTTTCTTTTAATAATGCTTTGAAGCGGTTATTTAGTTCAGCGAAGATCAGGTCAGTATCTTTGTTTGGGGGTGCAGGAACCTGCATAGTAAACGACTTACCGCCGCTGGCTATAAGTTCATCGATCCACTGATCTGCTCTTGCTGCAAGCTCCTGATCTGTCAGGGTGCAGTGAAGGGGGTTAATCTTATCCATACAAAAACTTTTTAATCTTTAGATAAATGAACCGGTCAGGGAGTAGGCCCGATTCGTGTTTTTGAAATACTTCTGTAAGCAATACTTTAGCTTCAGTGTGATCTTGATGCAACTTGTCAAACTCCTGCTCTACCTGGTGTAGCTTGGTGGCGTATTCGGTGAATATCGTAGTCTCCTTATAAGGATAGCAGCCAGGTTGTGTTAAGTAATTCCTTATTGAATGATATGAAGCCTGCGCCATGTAAGGCCATGTTTCTACATCTTCAAATTTGGCTTCCGGCTGTAACCCAGCATGTATGTAATTGAAGAAGGCGAATCTTCTCGCTTCTAACCCTATACGTTCCACTACCTCTACTGGTAGCTGTGTATTGGAGTTATTCTGGTCATGATTAATATTATTTAATGCCTTAGTTTTGTTTCTTCGGTCGCCAACAATGGCCAAACAGGCAAAACATTGCTCATTGCATGGTTCAGGATGTAGAATTTTATTTCTATCAGCTTCACTTAATCCTGCTGAGTTACAATATTGAAATGCGGCATTCCATTCATCAATTGAAAAGCCTACTTCGCCGCAAACCCTTTGGCAATAAAAATTACTCATACTTATTGCTTCTTTTTAGTTGAATCGTTCTTTGGAAGTGGCTTACTTGAGGGTTGCAATTGAGCTTGAGCTTGAGAAACTATAACTTGATACACATTACCTGAAGTTTTCATGGGCAATTCACTTAGGCCACTGAGTACCGTCGTTAATTCCTGTTCTGTAAGAGTAATAGTGAATTTACGTTCTTGTTTAACTACCTTTTGTTCTGCAAAGGTTAATACAGTTGCAATACCAATAATAGCAAGTGCTATAGATAATCCTTTTAAATGTTTCATTTTTTTAAAATATACGTTTTTTAAGAAAATTATTAGGGCAGTTATCATGGTAATATCCAAGTGCGGCAATAAGTGTTACCAATCCTAAAACACCACATAATGTAAAAGCCATTATTACATCATACCAATCTATGCACTTATTGTACTTATTACTCCATCGTGCTACAATAAAGCCTCCTATAACACCTATAATATACCAAATCACTAATATAAATATAATTGTTTCCTTATTCATTTTAGTTTGTTACTGGGTTAACCAATGATTCATCACTTGCTTCTAATCCCCATTTTGTTAGAACCTGAATGCCGCCCCTACAATATCTAAAAACTATTGGGTCTTTTTGTATGGTTACTAAGTTGAAACTAAATTTTGATGTTTTTTTAAGCCCTTTAAGATTAAAATGTGATTTTGGAGCTGCAATGAAAAGTCCATTATGATCAATACTAATTTTATCCCATCCCGACCAGGTGGAGCTGTGTAACGAAAGTCCTGTCATAGACTCAAACTCCCCAGACAGGTTAAATACTTCACGGTATACATAAATCCCATTCCTGTATAGTTTCATTTGTTCTTTGGTTATATCACTCTTAAAATCACCTGAATATTTTAATAAAAAAACATTATTGGCAGAATCATTAGATTTTAGAGGGGCTGCATTTTCTATTTCCTTTATATTTTTATCTGGGACATCTTTTAAATATCTGCTAACCGGTGCATAAACGAGGCCATATTTTTTGCAAATCCTATCTAACTCATTTTCTGTTAAAAAAAGCAAAAATGGGTATGTTGATTGGTAATATTTGATCAAGTTAGCTTGCTCCTTGTTTGATACAAGGAGTTTACTTTTCTTTTCATTAATCTTAACTGTTTCTGAATTTATAAATCCTATTGATTTAAGTCTATCGGCCTTATCACTTAAAGTAAGATTATTTATTATTTCTTTAGCTTCTGTAAGAAGCCGTTCTGCCGAAGTGTCTATTTCATTGTGAATAGCTGCTATAATTTGCTGTTCTGATCTGAATAAATTCATATGTTAGTATTTATGTATTGTAATAGTATATCTGGTATTCGGCGTTTTTCTTTAGGGTCAATGGCCAGGTACATTTTTTGAAATTTAACTACTATTTCATCCCAGCAAGCCATTTCGGTCATATCTAGCATTTTATTGTCCATTTGAGAATGACAGGAATTATCTCCCCAGAAGCAAAGTTCAATCCAGTTATCGGGATGAGTGCGAACGCTTTTAAAATATGCCTTCTCTAAAATATGAGCGATAGAGAACCGGAAGTATTCATCACTGTTTTTACATGATGGCTTCCCGCAATTTGAACACTTACCGGTCATATCCTTTCTTCGCTCCTGAAACCATCTCTCTTTCTCTGCACTTGGGGCGCTCTTCTCTATACGAGATTGTTTCTCTTGGAGCAATCTCTTTTTACTTTTCTTTGGGATTTGCTTCCGAACTTTTTGCTTTGGCAAACCGGCTTCTTCTTTAAGTTTTCTGATCTGCTCCAAACCCATAATACAAAGTTTAAATAGTTACTCATGGTTTTTGATTTATCCCAAAATGACCGATATTTCAGTCATTTTGGGTGTTTTTTACAGAAATATCATCCATTCACATTATTCTCACTGAAGTCAGTGATCTCTGTAGGCACTTGTCGTTTGGTTTGACGGGCTACCTGGAGCTGTAAATTAACTGTCCGGCATATCTCCCGGCTTTGAGAGGCAATAGAATCAGCGGCTCCGGCATCCATTGTTCCGTCTTTTACCGCATTTAATGTTTCCCAAAGTACGTTCTTTAGATTTTGGGCTGTAAGTTTTTGGTCTGCTTTAGCATTTTTTGCCATAAACGTTTTCTTTTAGTTGTTGATTTTTTATAGATTTTCTTTTCTTTATCCGCTAATCGGTGAGGAATAATATTTTCTAGCTGCTTCAGGACTATCGCAGCCTCCCAGTATTCTCCATAATTCTTTTTTGCACAATATTGCTCATCGTATTTCTTTTTATATTCCCTATATTCTGGCTGACGGCAATATTCAACATGAGCAGACATTCGTTCTTGCCTTATTTTTCTATATTTTTCTGGGTGACGTTGGTAATCCCATTGAAAATAAACTGCTCTTTGCAAATATTCAAGCTCTGGGTCTTCATCTTTATTAAATTCCCTTATAAACGCATCATAGGTGGCAATTATATCTTTCTTCTCTTGCGGAGATGAGTATTCCCTTCTTCCTAATCCAGCGCATTTTCGATCACAGTAACATCCTAACCCAAGTCTTCTAGCTCTATTATAATGACCACGCTCTTTTTCGGTTGTCTTGCCACAATAATCACATTTGAATTTAATCTTAGCCATTTTAAGAATGTTTTACTCTTAAAAGCCTATCCTTCAATGCTTCCGTTCCAAAATGAGAGACAAGTATACCATGCGCCTTACAATATTCCTTAACTTCTTTAAGTGTTGAAGGGTCGACTTTTAGAGAGCCGCTCGCCTGCTTTACTAATTTCTTTTTCTCTTTCATGACACAATATTAGTCCTTAAAATTATAATTCCAAAATTTTACAAGAAAATATTTTTCATTTCAAAATTCTATATATCTTTATCTCATCAAACAAAAACAAAATAATGAAAATAGAAACACGTTATGGCTTAATGAGTCTTGTTTGGCTTATGCATGAGAATAAAGTTTTCAGAGCAAGAATTTGGTCAGTTGAACCTATTGTATGTTGCACACATGATATGGGTGCATCTACATCAATACGGTATAGATTAGAAGAACATGGGAAATACTATTCTGATTCAGAGTTATTCCCATCCAAAGAAGCACTTATTGCATCACTATAAAACTATTAATACTATGTACAAAGATGGTCAATTGTTGTATGATGTAAAAGATGAATCTACCCTTTTTTACAATGCCAGAAGTAGGGAAGAGGTAGATCAAAACCCAGACGAATACAGAATTGCTACAAAGAAGGATTTCGAAGATTCACCACCACGCGTTTATTTAACCGTTGATCAAGCTATAGATTGTTTGCCGGATAAAAAACGTGTTCATACATTTCTTAATCCAGGAGGCATGTTAATGGGTGCTGATTGGAATAGAGAAAGTTGTATAGAAACGTTTAATAATTATCCTGATTATATAATGATAGGTGGTGATATGTGTCGCGGCATGAAACATGGTCTTGTTGTATGGCGTGACAATGAACCAGTATTCATTGAAGCGTTGGAAGAAAAATTAAAGAAATACGATATTATACCATCATTTGAATAAATAAACTACTATGCCAAAACCAATTAAAGTAAAGAAGGCAGCTCCAAAGAAGCGTAAGTATACCAAGAATGCTAAGTTAGTTCCAGTTGAACCTCCAAGTAAATTAGACAGTGAGCTAAAGGAGCTACTAGCTGTCATAAGTATTTTTGAAAACTGAACGAGCGATCAACGATCAAGGAATCTAAAATATATTGCAGCACGTTATTACGATTTTTTATGAGATGGATAAAGGCTACAGAACGTCTTCCCGAAGAATGGAAGGATGTTCCCCTAAAATTAGGGTCTAATTATGAAGTTGGTCATTATTCCCCAATTGATAACTTTGAGTATTTTCAATTCGTTAATGGGTGGTCAGAACGTGATTTTAGTAAAATAGAATGGCTAGATGAAACACCAGACACATGTGTGCATTCATTTACTGAATTTGATATGAAAAAAGCATATGACCAAGGATTTGAAGATGCAGATTATTGGAATACGAGAGAACCAAATTTTGGGAAATTCATGAAAGAACAATATAATATTAATATACCATGAGTGAAGAAATAGAAGTAGAAATAAAACCTAAACAAAGATGGGTTCAAATACTATCAGGGCGAACCATTAGAGTAATGGCTATTACTGAAGGATATTGCATGGTAAGATTTGGTGGAGGCATGCCATTCGTTATTTATCATAAGGAGCTTCGTAGTAAATACAGATTATCACTACAATCAACAAAAAATGACCGCCAAAGCAGCACTAGCAATAGCCCTTCTTGAAGGTAGGGTATTAAGCGTAAGTAATTGTTTCAAGGAAATTGGTTTGACAAATATTGCCAGGGAGATTCCACGCATGATTGAGCAACCTTTTGGTGTAGAGGTCTCTCGCACACCCAAAACTGGCAAAAGTAGATATGGTCAGTCAGTATCATATGTCAATTACCGACTTAACCGAACTGAACATAACCAAGAAGGTATTCTTAAAATGATTGCATACGTGGAAAGCCAAAGACCCAAAAATGAAAAAACAGAATCAGAAGCAAGTATATCATCCAGAATAAAACAACTTTCATTATTATAACCAAAACTACATTTAATGTCTCTTTCTGTAGAAGAACTTCTTAAAACAAGGTATAAGCTAATAGCTGATTATCCGGGTAATTATTTGCCAATTGGTCATATATTCTATTTGATCCAAGATGAATATCATGGGCAGTATCCTCATTTATTTAAAAAACTTGAATGGCACGAAGATCGTTCTGAAAACGACATGCCAGAATACGTAAAACTAAACCCGGAAAACACAATAGGCGGCAATAGAGTTTTTAAAGTAGTAGATGTACATACTTATATTGATGGAATAGGTTTAGAAATAGATGATGAAAACAATAGAATACTAGCTTGTAAATATCTTTTACCAGCCTCATTCATTGAATATGAAACTTACATAAACTCATTAAAATGACACCAGAAGTTTATATTGATGATGCATATTGTCCTGTATGTGATGCTGAAACTCAACATAAATATTATAATGCTGGCCATGAGCGAGATAGTAGTCATAATCAAGAAACCTGTCTTGCTTGCGGAGCATACCGATCTGGGTTAACAGACAAATGGATTAAAGCAGAAAAACAATAAACAATGAAACTAGAAGACTATATCCACTACTACATCGGATGTAATATGATGTACTCCTCGCACCATGAGCCTCAAACCGAAACCTATAAATTAACTTATGACACTATTCAAGGTGCTATTGAATTTTTAGATAGGCCAATACTACGTAAGATAGAAGATATAACCGATGAGGAGATTCGGGAGTTAATTAATTATGAAAAGTGGGAATCTATTTATGACGGCGTAAAATATACAAAAACCAAATCTGGCATTGATATAGACTATGTTATTGATGCTGGAGATGGGGGGGGCTATTCCCAATCACACCATGTATCTTTCATTCTATTAACTCCTCAACAAGTTGTATTCTTCACGAAGAAAGGATTTGATATGTTCAATCTTATTAATGCAGGTCTAGCAATAGACGCTAAAACATTATAAATAATTTACATGAAAAACCAGTAGGCTCCATTAATCAATCCCTGTCACCCATCCAATATTCCTATGCCTCTGAGATTGTGTAATTATTTCCGCATGTGCATAAAATTTATTTTGTTGCAATTATCATTCCCCTTAATTTAGTAACCTAATTCCTTCAAAAACATGAGTCTAACCCCTTTGAGCGAGGCCGCATTGATTGCGGAATATGAAATTATTGTCGAAACTCTAAAGAAAACAAAATTCAACAAGCGCAAAGCCGCTGAACTTCTCCAAATAGATCGGAAAACACTTTACAATAGAATCGCAGAATATGACCAATTAATGGCTAAAAAAAAATTAGCTGAACAAGAATCTATTCCTACAACCCTTTAAAAGCCTATTGCTTATGTCCTATTCGGAATTATTAAAAGACCCGATATGGCAACGAAAGCGTCTTGAAATATTAGAGCGAGATGACTTTGCTTGCCAAAAATGTGGTAATCGAAAAGATACTCTCCATATTCACCACAGACACTATATTAATGGCAGAAAGCCGTGGGATTATCCAAATCAACTTTTAGTTACACTCTGTTTTAAGTGCCATAAAGACGAAGAGGATTGTGTTAAGGATGGAGTTAACATCTATGAGACTCTTCATATGTTAGGCATGTTCAATACAGAGATAAGAGATGAACTGAATCGTATAGTTAATAACCAGCTTGAAAAGCTGTCGAAAAATAAAAAGAATGGCTAAAGATGCACTTTTTTTCAGCCATGATCTTAATGCCAGGAATGATAAAAAAATTTCTGCTTTAGTTCGGGAATTTAAATCGGCTGGTTATGGAATATTTTGGTGTGCAGTAGAAATGATGCACGAGGAAGGAGGTAAACTTGAATTAGATGAATTAACAATATGTGCAATAGCAAAAGATTTAAATGAAGACATTGAATTAGTTGAAAAGGTAATATCAAAATGTATTATTGTTAAGTTGTTTCAAGGAATTGATAATAACAACTTAATATCCAATAGAGTAAGTAATAATCTAACTCACAGAGAAAGTATAAGTAAAATAAGGTCTGAAGCTGGCCGGAATGGGGCAAAAGCTAAGCAAATGCTAGCAAAAGCCAAGCAAATGCCAGACAATTGCCAAGCGAATGCTCAGCAAAACGAAGCAATTGCTGAGCAAAGTCTAGCAAAGAAAGAAAGAAAGAAAGAAAGAGATAATACAACTACTGAAGAACCTCCCGAAATTCTTGAAAAGACCGAATTAGGCAGTGAGGTAGTGATGGGGGCTGCAAAGCAAGCATGGGATGATCAGAAATGGAGAGAGCAGATATGTCTAGCTAATTATTTTAAACCCGAAGACTTAAAGCAATGGATGTACATGTACAATGCTAGCTTAACAGGAGATACCGACTTGCATGGCTTTAATGTTTCAAAATACAAGAAAATGTTCAATGGCTGGTTACAAAGCAAAATAGCCAAGGGATATAAACTTCCAGAAAAGCCACGAGCGCCTGCTACAAATGGATTAAGAACCTTAACATCTGAATAATGTTTCAAGAAAATATTCACTACTCTAAAGAATTGGAAATGGCCGTAATAGGAGCTTGTTTGCTAGATAAAAATGCATTTGGGAGAACCTATGGCATCATAGAGAAAGATTCTTTCTACTCAGAAGCTAATAAGGACATTTACGGAGCCATGCGAGAATTATACCGACTTTCTCTACCTATCGATTTACTTACTGTGGGAGATTATCTTTTCAACAAAGAGAACAAAAATTATCTTGAAAGCTGGGCAACCCCCTATTACCTCATGAAAACCACAAATGCAGTTTGTTCAACAGCTCATTTGGAATATCATTGCCATATCATCAAAAGAATGTGGATGGAACGGGAGCTAATTGCATTGACGCATGGGGGCATTAAACTGGAGGGAGAGGTTAAGGATAAAATAAGCCAACTTAACCGGGCTATACAGCAGATAAATCAGGGGACATATGCCAAGGATTGGATTGACATGAGTGAGGTGATGTACAACCTTGTAGTTCACCAGGAAGAAATCAGTGCAGCGGGAGGGATGGGCATAACTACCGGTAATTCACTATTAGATCGCGAAAATGGCGGTTTCTGGCCTGGGCAGATGATTGTGATAGGCGCGAGGCCAAGTGTCGGCAAATCGGCTTATATGGGCCAGATGGCTATGGCTGTCGCGAAGTCGGGGAAAAAGGTGGGGATAATTTCCCTAGAAATGAACAATAATGAGATTGGAGCCCGCCTTTCGTCTTTAGGTACTGATGATGATTTTAGGACTATTTTTAGAAATTTATACCGGGATGAAGATCACAAAGCGCAATGGTATCGAAAAATCCAAGAATTGATTGAATTGCCCATTTACATTACTGACAAGACAGATGTTTCGCCTTCTAGCATAAAAGCTAAAGCTGTAAAACTAAAACATTCTGAGGGATTGGATATTTTAATGATTGATTACCTCCAATTGGTGAATAGTGAGAATGATCAAAGAAACCGAACTAGGGAAAATGAAGTAAGTCAAATTAGTCGTGCTTGCAAATTGCTCGCTAAAGATTTAAATATTCCAGTAGTCGTTTTGTGCCAATTAAACCGGGCGGTTACTGGTAGAAAAGGCGTTGAGCGTTATCCGCAATTGTCTGATTTAAGAGAAAGTGGGAGCATTGAACAAGACGCAGACGTAGTAATGTTTATTCATCGAGATTGGATGATGGGAGAAGCCTACCAAGTGGATGAAAACGGGAACAGTACAGAGTTTAAAGCTAATTTAATAGTCAGAAAATGGCGGAATGGGGCGGCAAACTTAAATATTGAACTAGAATTTAACCCCAAACGAATGTCATTTTCTGAGGCTAAAAAAGAAAATATAAACTACTGGAAGCCGGAAACGGATAGTTTTCAAGAAGACAATCCGTTTTAGGACATTCTATACACTAGAATATTTCATGTATGGAAATTGAAGTAACCAGTTTTGTTATAAGCATGTTGTTGGCCTGGATTCTTGGATATTTAGCAGGGAGAGAACATCAAAAGCAAAATAACAATGAGAATAACCCCTGAACTAATAGCTAAACTAATCTTCAGTGTATCTCAGCTTAGATACTTTGAACAACAGGCTATTGCCGATCCTTTAAACCCAGAACTATTTTATATAGCTAACCGTTGGCAAGATCAAGTAGACAATGTTTTAAAATCAATGGGAGTAGAAGAATACATCCCTTTAGCGCATTTGGAAGATTATGTTAAACTAGAACAATTAAAACACGCAATATGAGGGAATTCTGGAAGGAATATTCATTAATTGATCTTTCTGAAGAACATGATGGGCAAATGTATTTTGAGGAATGGGAACCCATTAAAGGATATGAAGGCATGTATGAGATCAGTTCATTTGGCCGTATAAAATCACTAGAAAAGGATGTAATAATAAACGGGGGTGGCATTCGAAAGCAACCAACGATAATTATGAAGCAGCAAATGGATCGGAAGGGTTATTGTTATATAACATTGCCTATCCTGAAAAAAAACAACTCCAAGGATAGGTCTAAGAAATATAAAATTCATCGTCTTGTCGGTTTTTCATTTATTAAAAGAAAAAAAGGTCAAAATGAAATAAATCATAGGTTTGGTGTTAAGCATGATAACAGATACCATCAATTAGAGTGGAGTACCCATCAAGAAAATGTAATTGATTCATATAGTAAAGGTATGAAAATTGGGGTTCGTGGCGAGCGATCTCATTATGCCAAACTCAAAGAAGATGATATTTTAATGATACGAAAATTAAAAAATGAAGGTGTCTCTGTGAAAGAGATCGCATCAAGATATGCGACTTCTGTATCGTATATATACGATATATGCAAGAGAAAAACTTGGAAACATATTTAGTAATCTATAAAACATAACAAAGTGACGCATGCCTTAAAAACTGAGCCAGTTTATTTTAATCAAATAGTAGAAGGTAATAAAACATTTGAAGTTCGTAAAATGGACAGACCTTTCTTAGATGGAGATGAACTTATTTTACAGGAATGGTACCCTGAACAAAAAATATATACTGGTAAAGAATGGAAAGGTAAAATAACCTACATCTTAGCCGATGAAAGATTCTGTAAAAAGGGATATTGTGTATTAGGCATTCAAAAGAATCAAGAATAAAATCCTGTATCTTACAAACCCATTAAATTCTGCTTAATGAAAATATTACTAACCCGTGACCAAGAAGCAACCCTTTGGAATTTTCAACAAACTCTAACTGTTAATGGAGCAAGTTATCTCTATTCTCCCTGGTTTCTACATGATCTTGGAGGAGGGGAATACGAAAGACTTACTTTTGATGAGCTTCCTGAAGAAGCAAAAGACCAACTATTAAAATTGAAAGGAATTAAAATGTCAGTAGAATGACATACAAAAAAGGAGATATGGTTGAAATCATATTTGGATGGCCTAGATGGATTCCAGATAAAAAAGATGGACTGAAGTTAGTTGATGTGCGGCCACAATGGGTAGGAAGAAAGGCTGAAATAGAATATTCCTATAAAGACAGATATGGCATTCATTCGACAAGCGAAGATGATGCAAATAAATTTAGCATAAAATTTACAGATACCGGAGATAGCATATCATGGTTTGAACCATTCCAATTTAAATTAATCAAAGGAATTAAAATACCTACTGAATGAGAGAACTTCCTGATGTAACAGTTATAATCGCGGATACGAAAAATTATGGTCGGGCGGCGTATGCCATTGTTAAAACCCTTGAACAAATTAAACCAGCTAAAACAGTATGGTTAACAGATATAGAATATACCCATCCAGATGTAGAGGTTATTAAAATACCTCCAATTAAGGACAAGGCCGACTATAGCCGGATAATTACCAAGGAATTAACCAAGTATTTTGATACTCCTTATTGCCTCACAATTCAGCACGACGGATATTGTATACACGGGGATGCTTGGAATGATGAATTTTATAACTGGGATTTTTTGGGTGCCCCCTGGCTTTATCAAGATGACAGGAATGTAGGTAATGATGGGTTCAGTTTGAAGAGTAAGCGCCTATGCGATATATTAGCCAACGATGATTTTATAGAGATAGTTGAGCCTTGCGACGAAATATTGGGCCGTTTGTATCGGAGATATTTGGAGCATAAATACGACATTAAATACGCGCCAGAAGAACTAGCCGATACATTTAGTTATGAACTAAGAACTCCAATTTGCAAGACCTTTGGATTTCATGGATACTTCCATGAACCCTATAAGCCATTGGTAGTTATTCGAAGGACCGCTGCAATGGGGGATTGTATCCAAGTAGAACCAGTCATGGAACATTTTCACAAGAAAGGTTATCGAGTCGTGTTGGATACTTTACCACGATTTGAATCATTATTTCATAGTCATTATTTCCCGGTTTTATTTCCAAGACAAATAGACCCAAGACTACTAGCAACTGCTAAAATATATGACCTAGAAATGTCCTATGAATCCAATCCTAAACAACTACACCTTGAAAGCTATTATGATTTTTGTGAAGTGCCAAAAGAAGAAAGGGTAATCCGTAATCCAAAACTAAACTACCATGTAACCAAAGAAAACACTCTATTTCCACAGAAATATATAGTGCTTCATTTGGACAAACGTGGTCAGCCAGGAAGAAATCAGTATGGAATTGATTGGAGATATGTAGTTCAATATTTAAATGATAAAGGATATTTAGTAATTCATATTGGGAAAGGAGAATCGGAAGAAATAGAAGGAGCTGTAAAGATGAATACATTGGCTGAACCTATGATGGCATATCTATTGGCTGGAGCTGAATGTTTAATTGGCGTGGATAGTGGCCCTATGAATGTTGCGGTTGCTTTGGGAATAAAATGTATGGTATTTCATGGCAGCGTAAATCCTGAGTATATTTGGCCTGATATGACCAATATAAAAGTCATTACAAATCATAATAAAGAAAACCCTATTTGCCAGAACGTTTACTGCTGGCATTCGGTAATTGGATGCGAAGGTATTAAATGCCCAGTAAACGAATCTCAGCCACCATGTACCCAATTCACTACAGGTCAGGTTTTAAACGCTATAAATGAATTTATATGAAGTGGGTAGATAAAATGGATGCAGTAGTAAAGGATATTCTAGGAATAGAGTATACATGTGTTGTTGATTCTGAGACAACATTTAAAATATTTGAAAATGATCATGAGATAGTAAAACATTTGGATATAAGACCCTTAGAATCACATTGGAGGTCAATAATTAGTGATACATTGAAAACTATCTTTAGCCAAAGGATACAACAAACATTATTAAAATATTGATACTAAATGACAACTGAACAAAAAATAGAGGCTATAAAACAAGCCCTTGAAAAAGCTAAGAATCATCAATCTAAAATGGATGATGTGGCTTGGAGTGTCCCAGCGCTTTCTTCTTTGAAAATAAGGCACCTAATGAATAACCTGGGAGCTATTTCTACTAACTACCTAGAATGCGGGGTTCACCGTGGTGGGTTGTTCTGTTCAACTTTAATCAACAATAATCATCTGCGTGCTACGGCTAATGATAACTTTGCTTCCGATATGGTAACTGGAGAGGATATTGAACATGAGTTTGCAGTAAACAGAAAGAAATGCACTGTAGTAAGTCAATGGCCATATATAGAAGTTAAGAAATGTGATACATTTGATGTTAAACCAGAAACTATTGCAGGGCCTATTGACCTTTATCTTTTCGACGCAGATCACAGCTATGAAAGCCAAAGAAAAGCAATGACTCACTTCCTACCAGCAATGGCTGATGAGTTTATAGTTTGTGTAGATGATTTTGATTGGCCAGAAGTAGCAGCAGGAACAACAGGAGGATTACATGATGCTAATGTTGATATTCTTTTCCAAGAAATTTGGAAGGGCAACGACCATGACAACGACGGGGCATGGAATGGATTTTATATCGCTTTACTTAAAAAGAAATAATATATGGCAAAGACTCTCGGGGCTTTCTTATTTGTAAAATCGGGGGAAGAGTTTGACTATCCATATAAGGAAGTAATCCATTCGCTAAGTGAATTTTGTGATGAGGTTTCTGTGGTAGGGTTTTGGGGAGATGGGAAAACTACAAATCAATTAGCTTTATTGGATTTTGAATTTAAAAATATAAATGTATTTCTATTGCCTGCTGAAATGTGGGATCAGCATCAAGGTAAAGAGAAACTTTCTTTATTCCAGAACATAGCTGCTGAACGATTAACCACGGATTATCAACTACTCTGTCAAGCAGATGAGATGATCGGGCCAGAATCATATCCGTATATCAGGCAGGCAATGGAAGATGGCGAAGAGGGGTATCTATGTACTAGAATCAACCTATGGAAAGATGCAAATCATATGCTGAATGTACCACATCATCGTAAACCTTGTAGTACTGAAGTAACACGGCTGACTAAACGAGGTTATATGAGTTACGATGATGGGGAAAGCGTTGATTGTTTAGCAAGTGATAAGTATTTGCATAAAATAATCATTTGGCATTACGGTTTTATTCGCAAAAAAGAGGTGCATCCTGAGAAGATAAGAAACATGCAAAAAAATATCTTCCTAGTTGAGCCAGATAAAAAACTAGAAGGTATGAGCGACTTTGAGTGGGATCGTTGGTTTAGTGAGGATGATCTTATGTCTATTGGGAATCTTCAACACCCGCCTCATATTTTAGAGTGGATCAAAACAAGGCCATGAATTTAGAGGATAACTTACAAATAGGGGATCAGATAGAACCTAAAAAAGGTGTATTTATGCCTTATTGGGATCATGGAGCAACGGTAGTCAAAATAGGAATGCCGATGGCATATGAGAATGACATACCTAAACATGAAGGAGGTGATTGGGTTATTATTTCATCTCATAGTGGCTGGTTACCCAGGGATAAATTTAAAAAATCCCCCCAGCGAACCGGGGGGACTAACCCATGAGAAATCTGAACCAGAAAAAGAACTAGGTGCCATTTGTTTGCAATGTAGCTACTGAATCGGCACTGTAATAAACAGTAGATTGGCCATTTTTGTAAAGGCCAGTTGGTAAAAGTTCAATAATAGATTGCATGGTTACTCCATTTGCAACTGTATTTGCTTTAGCAGGTTGAATATTGCATAAAGCCCCTGGTAAATTGATCGAGATACCTTGAATGGCTGGATTGCCAAAGGCATCTTTCAGATCGTACTGATTTTTCCGATAGGCTGAGGTAATAACGCGACCAGTTAATGCCATAACTTTAAATTTTAATTGTTAAAAAAATTGAAGCAAGTCGGAGGCAAAACCCGACCGCGCAGTAAAAGTATAAAATTTTAACCTAAATCGTTGTAGCAATGGAGATTATTCGATGGCTTCACACAATGCCTTGCGGCGATCTTTTAAGCTTGATGCCTTCATTTAAAGAGAGTTATGAGTCAACAGGATGTAAATCAGTTATTTATCAGAGGGTAAATGTTCCTTATGCTGAGTTTGGGGCTTATCCTGGAGCCCAATATTCTATCAAAGATAAAAATGGACTGCCAGTTACAATGTCGGAAGAAGTTTTTAATGCCGTAAAGCCGTTGATGTTAAGCCAAGAATACATTCAAGATTTCCTTATTTGGGATGGGAATGAAGTAGATCACAATCTTGATATGCTCCGGCAGCATGATACTCCCATGCCTTTCGGATCGATTAATGCCTATCTACCATTTATTATCCCAGCAACAGCATGTGATCTTAGTAAGCCGTGGTTGAATATCCCTTATTTCATAAAACAGGATGCCATCGGGAAAATCATAATAAACCGAACCCAGCGGTATAACAACATGTATATAAGCTACAATTTCCTGAAAAAATATGAAGGGAGTGTTCTATTTGTTGGGTTGCCTGATGAATACGAATGGTTCTGTAAACAAAACAACTTATCTATCCCCAGGTTAGAAGCCAAAGATTACTTCGAAATAGCCGTGGCCTTGTATAACTGTAAACTATACATTGGGAATCAAAGCAGTTTGTGGCAAGTTGCGGAGGGCCAAAAAATATCAAGAATTTTGGAGGTCTGTAAATCCATTCCGAATGTAATTGGATATGGCCCTAACTTCTATCAATTCTTAAAACAAGAGGCACTTGAGTATTACGTAAACAAACTATTTAACTCATGAATCACCAAGAACAAGTATCAAACGCAGTTGCATTTAGGATATGGAATCAGGAGGTTTATAATAAAAAATATCATCAGGCTCCTAAAACTAAAAAACATGATGAATGGATAGATGTACATTTTTCAAACCTTACATCGACAGGAGAAATAGATGAAAAATTGGAATTATTAAAAGAATGGGTGTATTTAAAAAGATTCGAAATGAAGAATGGACAAATAGTAAAATTCGAATCAATCAGGGTAGGAGATAAATTTAAGCAGGTAACTTTTGATATAAGAGACTTTGCTGGCTTCTATAGGTATAGAACCAGAAATTTTGAAGGAGCTGCAATTGAAAGGATTTTAAAGTAAATTTGGTAAACATGAAGAATATAATTCCTATTATAGTTGGGTTCATTTTATCTATAATGGTAGGAATAATAATTACCTTATTAGGGATGAAAGAGTTTAGTGTAGGATGGTATAGTGCCTCTGCATTTTTCTTGACTGTGTTTTGTCCGTATTGGAAATTTAAAAGAAAAAATAATGGCAACTAAGTTAAAGATACCAAATAAAAAAGGCCCAATCACTTATCCGGAAGATCATAAACCTGGGATGAGAGTGCCGATTAATGGTTCTTGTTGTTTAACGTGTGAGTACTATAAAGGGAGTGATCTATGTGGTAACGAGTACTTCAAAAAGTGGAATGGGTCAGAAAAACTTCCTTACCCGGCTGAAGAGTACTGTTCGGATTGGTATGAAATTAAATAATAATTATATGTGGACTAAAAACATAAAAGAAACTGAACATGCCCCTGATGGTATAGTGGTATTATCTACAGGTCTAGCTATAGATATGGGTAAAATAAAGCAATTATTTGAGCGAGACAAGTTTATTGATATTGAATATTATGATGGGACAAGCATTAAATGGTATCCTGTTTTAAAAGATAAAATTGAAAATGAGACATGTACCTATGAAGGGGTTATAAAAAAATTAGAGCAAGAAAGTAAATTGTATAACTATGAATAGACGTTCTTTAATAAAGAGCTTATTTACTATAGCTGTTGCTCCAAAGGTGTTAAGTGAATTGAATTTGAATGTACCATTTGTGTCAAATCCAATTGCAGAGAAGTCATTAGTGTCCGGTCTTCAGATGTTGACACCACAATTTTATAAAGCATTTGTTGAAAAATATGGGTCTGAAAATTGCACATGGGGGCTGTCTACTTATGACAAGATTCCTATGCCAAATGAAAATAAATATTTCAGGTTTGAATCTAAAAATACTGAGCCATGCCAAAATACATAATGGGAAAGGATTTTCATAAGCATGTAGGAAAGAAGATTCTAATGCCACATCCTACTGATCCAAATGTAATGCCAATAGAATTGAAAATAGTAAAAGCGGATAATAAGCAAGTTACTTTAGAAATGGTTGGCATGGATTGCAGAAAAACAGACAACTATTCAAAGGATAAAAATAAATATCTACTCATTGATTAAATGTTCCACGAATCAAAATAAAGTTCCACTAAAATATTATATTCGTGAATGCGAAAACGTCAATTAAAAGGCAGCGCTAAGGATTCTTGTAAATGCGGGAATGTAAGAAGAAAAGGTGGACGATATTGTAGGGAGTGCCATGCTGCTTACATGCGATCCAATAGGCCAAAACATTCCGAGTTGTCATCGGACGCAAAAAAGAAAGCAAATGCAAGAGCATATTTGAGAGAATATATAAGGCGCGGGCATATTACAAAACAACCATGTATAATTTGTGGTAATAGAGATTCAGAAGGACACCATAAAGATTATAATAAACCGCTAGAAGTGGTATGGCTTTGTCGAGAACATCATCTTTATATTCATCAGCTAGAAGAGTAATACACAAAAACAGAAATAGAATGAGCAGACTAACCCACGTAGAACGACGGATATTGTTGAAGGTAGATTTGAATTTTAAAAATAATCATACCTTTTCAAATGGAGTTACCATAAAATTAGAGCGCCGGTATGAAAATTTTGACAGAAAGTACACTGAACCAGTTTCTGGTGAAGTGATAAGTGGCGAAGGTATACCTAAAGGATCATTAATATTGTTTCACCACAATGGATGTCGGGAAGAAAACGAAATCTTAAACCACGGCCAATTAAGCGGGGAAGAAATAGCAAGCGATATTAAGTACTTTTCTGTGGTTGAAGAAGAGTGTTATGCGTGGAAAGATGCAGATGGGGAATGGCAACCTATGCCAACCTTTGATTTTGCATTGAGGGTGTTTGAAAAGTATGAAGGAATAATTCAAGGAATTGAACCGACCCTAATCAAGGATACTTTATATATGCGAACTGGCGAATATGCAGGAAAGGTAGTTAGGACTTTGAAAGCAACGGATTACGAAATTGTCTTCCGTGAGCCAAATACAGGTCAGGAAAGCAGATTGATAAGATGCCGACCTAATGGCGATTATAAATGGATAAGTGGAGATGAAAAAATGGGACGTGAACCAGAAGTAGTAGCAATAGATAATAACCTAACAAAAAAAGTCAACAATAAACAAGTTCTAATAGGGTTAAATAAATCCGATGCTAAACCAATAAACGAATACATATGTCAATAGCTGAACTAAAAGAACTCATTCAAGATTTGCCTGATGATATGATGGTAGTTTTACCTCATGGTGAAGAAACATACCTGGGAGCATGTAGATCAGAATCAGGAGTATTTTCATTTCCTATACCGGATGAAGAAGAACCAGAAGGATTCGCATATGTAGACACTTTAGTCCTTTATCCATGCACGTGTAATATTGAAGACCAAGAAGTTGTACCACAAGAACAAATACTAAATTAATTTTCTATGGCTGATGAAAAAGAACTAGAGAAGAAGATAAAAGTCCTAGAGCAGCAATTAGCTGAAAAGGAACGAATAATTAAGTCGCCAGACAAGCGAGGATATTATGCACTTAATAAAATTCTTTATCAGCAAATACAATTCCTTGAAGACTTCAATCTTAAAGAACAAATAGGGGCAGACCCGAAACAAGATAAAATATACGATAGAGCTAAGGGAATTTGGGAAGGCATGAAAATAATGATATTAGATTGTCGTGCATTGAAAAGCGAATTGAAAATACCAAACGACGAAGAAGAAAGAGAGATTAAAAAAATATATCGTTTAACACCTGAATCGGTATCGGATGTATTGGGAAATAGCGCAGGGCAGCAAGGTTAATATACAAGGACTTGAGTGTAATATCCCGCCAGAAGGATATGTATTTAATATTCTGACTAGACAGTTGGAGTATCGTGGTGTTTATAAGCGTTCAGAAAATTCAGAGGAACAATACTGGGAGCGTATCCCATTGCCAGAATGGTATAAGGATGTGATGAAGCGATGGGATATGTATGAGGAAAAGAAAAAGGATGATGCCCCAGAATTTTTCGATGAGGATTTAGAGAAATTCAAACAACAAGAATGGGATCGCCGGTTAAACGGGTTCTGGTTTATGAATCGGGGACGCTCGGTTTACCTAACCGGGATGCACTACATGTTCCTAATGTGGTGGCTTATAGATATAGGATATCCAAAGTATCGTGTCATTGACTTGGAATATTTCTATTTTCTACAATATTGCATAGAAGACCCGATGTGTTATGGCATGATCGAAATTTGTAAAAGACGTAACGGGAAAACATTCAGGGCTGGAATATTCATCACCGAGTATATTACCCGAACTAAAATGACAAATGCGGGAATACAATCTAAAACGGGAGCGGATGCCAAGAAGGTGTTTGCAAAGGCAGTCGTTCAGCCATTTAAAAAACTGCCAAGATTCTTTAGGCCAGAGTATGATATGTCTTTGGGTGTTACTCCTAAAACAGAAATGCGCTTCCAACAAACAAATATTAGAGGTAAAAAGGCTGAATCAAATATAGATAAGGATGAATTGGGATCAATGATAGATCACCAAAGCGCCGACCCAATGGCCTATGATGGTCAAAAAATACACCGTGGATTTAATGACGAATTTGCAAAAACTGTAGAGTGTAATATATATGATCGTCATGAAGTTTTGCGTTATTGCGTTTTAGATGACGAAGGCAATATTATTGGTAAACTATTATATAGCTCTACTGTTGAAAAGTTAGATACAGATAAAGACGGTGTTCAAGAGGGCGCACAATTATTATGGGATGAAAGTGATCAGTTAAATAAACAGGCAAACGGGCAAACTGTAAGTGGATTATACAGGTTTTTTACAACAGCACTAAGGTCTAAAAATTTTGATGTGTATGGGGAGCCAGATGTTGAAAAAACCAAAAAAGAAATTGAAGCAAATAGGGAAGCTGTACGCGGGAATCCACGTGCTTTATCTGCACGTAAAAGGAAAGAGCCAATCACGATTGATGAAGCCTTCAGTTCAGATAGCGACAAAAGTATTTTTAATACCGAAAATATAGACGCCAGAAAGAAGTATCTGAGAGAGAATCCTGTGCCGATGCGAAAGATATTATTTTACCGGGATGAAGAAACGCAGCAAGTAAAATGGAGAGATGTTATAAAAAGTGATGGTGATTTTTTTTGGGAGGTGTCACCTGATTTCGACTTAAGTATTAAGAAAGATGTATGGAAGATCGTTGACAAACTAAGAGAACCAACTAGAGAAGAATATGGAGTAATCTCTATTGATAGCTATGCTAATTCAACTGGTGGACATAAATATGGTAGTAAAGCATCCGCATGGTACGGCGATCGCAAGCTATTTAAGGTTACCGGTCATCTATATGGTAGGCCAAAAGAAAAAGACGAATTACACAACCAGGTCGTATTATGTGCAGAATTTCAAGGGGTGAAAGCCACGTATGAATTTGCTGTGGATGATTTTGTAAAGTTCTTTAGAGACTGTGGAAGGATAAAATATCTGGGGATTTGCCCATTGGGATTAATTAGCCCAGATGAAATTAAAAAAGCCGGTGAAAAAGGGCCACATAGGCCATATGGAACACCATTAAGCCCATTTAGTTTAACCAAGCAGCATGACAATGGTATTTCGTATTTCGAACATCATTGTGACTTAATTGATTTTATGATCCTTTTAGAAAGAGCGCCTAAGTTCGACCCATATAATAGAACTCGTGAAGATTCGCTCGTATCATTTTTAATTAATATTTCATTAATGATGGAACCAATTAGAAAACCGGCACCTCCAAAAGAAGCCTTGGTAAAAAGCTATGTTAATACCTATGGTAATCAAAATTTTAATGCCAATTAGCTCAAACGTTGTAGCTTTGATTAAAATTTCTTACATTTGGTTAACTTACTTGATTAATGTCTGATTTTCAAACAAATAGCCAAGTTTCCGGTAAAACATATAAGGATTTTCTTCTCACAAAGAATATCCAGGACAAACTTGACCCTGAATATGGTAAGATTCTGGCCTTAGATATTGAGCAAAAATATAGCGCTGGCGTCGCCAACGGATATTCATTTCTTAGGAACGATCGTTTCAAAACAAACATACTTTGGTCTGCTGGAAAAGTAAATGTGTATGCCTTATTTGCTGATCTCATAAACTTCAATGGAAAGATCAACTATGCAAATTTGGATTATACCCCATTGATGATTGTGAACCGGATTATAACCGGTTTAGTTGGCCGCTGGATGCAAAGGCTAGAAAAAATACAGGTGACCGCAACAGACCCTCTTTCTCTTCAAGATAAACAAGACCAATATGAACAGGCTGAATTTGTTCTTTACAACAAAAAGCAATTAGAGCAATTACAGCAACAATCAGGTGTCCCAATGATCAGTCCAGATCAATTTGTCGCAGAAGACAAGGATGATTTAGAAGAGTGGTCAAATACTGGGTTAAGGATACCAGAAGAAATATCTTATGAATTAGGAGTTAATAACATTTTAGAAAGCGCTGGTTTTTATGATGAATTAAAGAAGAAGCTCCTGCATGATTCTGCTGAATGCGGTTTAGTTGTTACGTATGTGTGGATGGATGAATATGGAGTAATCCATCCCGAATGGGTTAAGCCATTAGATACTTTCTATTCGTATAGTCAGTATGATGATATGCGAGATACAGCAATGCGTGGTTTCGTAAAATCAATGAAGATTTCTGAAATAAGAAGAAAGTATGGGAAGGAATTTGGTGGCAAATTAACAGAAGAAGAGATATTTCAGATCGCCCAAACTTCATTTGAATACCAGCGCTTTGATAAATTAACCTGGAACTATGATTGGTTATTAGCTTATATTCGGCCCTATGATGAGTGGAATGTGGAATGCTTAGTATTTTGGGTTAAATCGGTTGATGAAGATGGTTATTTGATGACTGTGACCAAGCAAAACCAGCGTACTATAATTGAACGTAGGCAACAAGCTCCAAACAATTTAGGCGATAACCAACAATTCATAAAGAAAGATAAATGGAACTTATATAAAGGAGTATATGTTCGGTATTCTCAAAAGATACTAGAATGGGGATTGGATAACAATATGATTCGGCCCCAAGACCCTAAAGAATCAGGTGATGTAGAGTTTCCTATTAGTTTATATATGTATCAAAACCAGGATATGCGAAATATAGCATTGCCTGAAAAGATACAAGCTCCTGTAAAGCAAATGATGGTTATTTATCTGAAAATGCAACAGGTTGTAGCCACAATGATTCCTCCTGGGGCCGCAATAAATATGGATGCTTTACAGGAAGTGAATTTAGGTTTAGCCGCAGATGGAGAGAGTTCAATTAATGTACAAAAACTTTACGAACAAACTGGTAGATTATATTATAGGGGTAGAGATGCTGAAGGCAATCCTATCCCATTGCCGATTCAAGAGTTGGCTAATGCTGGATTTATCGGTGCAATGCAAGGATTAATTCAGCAATATGATTTTCAGTATAGAGTATTAAGAGATCAATTAGGAGAAGACCCTGGATTAATTACGCAGGCAGTACAACCACGTGTAACTTCTGAAAACGTGCAGGCTAGCCAACAGGCTGCCGCCTTCGCTACAGACTATATGTATGATGCCTACGCAAACGTAATGGCGCAAACGGCCAAGAAAATAGCCTGCTTGCTCAACAATAGTGTAAGATTCGGATCAAATGTATATAGGCATTTAATGAAAGAAGATGATGTAAAAGATCGTCAATTCTCGACTAAATTCCAGTTGTTGCCGGATGCCTTTGAGATTCAGGCAATGGAAGCATTTATGCAAAACGCGTTAGCCGCCAACCCCGCATTAATTCAATATCTTGATCCTTTCAAATTAAGACGGATTGCTAAAGAGAATGTTAAGCTTGCAGAGGTATATCTACGTAATGCGCAAAAGAGAATGATTAGAGGCGAGGCTGAAAAAGCACAACAAGCAAGTGAACAGAATATGCAAGTGCAAACTCAGGCAGCTCAACAGAAAGCACAGGGAGATATGCAGTTGTTACAGCAAAAATTAGATACAGAGAAGCAAATAGCGGAGTACAAGGCCTTGCAAGAAATGAAAACGCAAATCGTGATAGGTAGTTTTGCAATAGCGGCTAAAGGAGCAGAGGCGCAAATGCCCCCTTGGTTAATGCCTATTATAACCCAACTTGTACCCAACATTACATTGCCTATTATGGCAGAGAATCAGATGTATCAACAACAGATACAGCAGACAGTTCAACAGCAACAACATGAAGAACAGGAAGCGTCTGAAATGGAACAGCAAGAAGAAGGGCAAATGATGCCTACACAATAAAAAAACCACTCATAAAAATGGGTGGTTCTTTCCACTTGTGCTTTTTAACATAAATCCGGTGTTAGTTAAAGTTGACCGGAGGCAACTGACAAAATTGCGAACAACTCAAAATTATGATATTTTTCTAAATATCGAAAGTTTATTATCCTGCCGGGAATCCGGTGCTCGCAAAGGAAGCAATGTCGTCGAACTGACAACTTCCATAAAAAATGCACACACTTCCACTGTGCTTTTTGCGTGGGCGGTTATTTGCTAGTTAGTGCATTGACAATAAGACCTGATTAGCTTAATTCTTGGTTAGTGGATAGAGCCAGATAGATTTGGATAGTGTGACCGGGGCCTAAACCATTCATGAAGGGTGCGTAACGTAAGGATAGTAAGTCAAAACTAACTCTAATAATAGGGTGCAGGAATAGAGTTCGTATGTTTATAATAAATAAAAATAAATCACAATATGAGCTTTACAGTAACAAATCAAAGAAGTTCGCAAGCTGAAAGGGGACAAAGTGTAACCATTTTCCTAAATGCTGCGGATAGCGCTCAATTGTCAAATATGACATTAGGAGAAAAATGTACTGTATCAACCAATACTGGATATATTGATTTCATTGATTTATATGGGCATCAATTCCGAGTTAAACCCGATATGCCTACAAATTCATTCATAGGAGTGGCTAATTTATCATACTTAGCATCAGGTACATCAATAACAGTAGGTTAAATAAATATATTATATGATTTCAAGAATAATAGATATAACTGATCAATTCAATTCAACTGGGCGAGCCAGGTTGGATTTAGGAGGCTGGGGAATTGCAACATTTCAGATTATATCGCCATCCGGATCAATTTCATTTACTGGCACAAATGATGGAGGAGAAGAAACAGGAACGTTGACTCCAAGCCCTAGCCGGAGTATTAATTTTTCAACTATTGAGGCCACTGATTTATCAAGTGGTACAAAAGTAACTTCTACTTCTGCTACGGGAATGTATGAAGTGGTTATTGATTGCAAATACATACAATTGTTTGGAACAGGAGTTACAGCCACCAAAATTTTAGTATTTGTAAATAAACCAGCCTTAGCGTTATAATTTTTTTATATTTTTGCTACAACGATGTAGCATTTAAAACCCATTGATTATGTCTGATGTAGCAACTTTGGAACAACCAACCAATCAGGTAGAAACTACTGAACAACCAGTAGCTCCAACTACTGCTGAAATAATGTCTAATGCTCTTTGGAATATGGATAACAGCCCGTACCAAAATCCAATGCAGGAGCAACCTATTGAACAAAAACAAGGAGATCAGCAGCCCGAAATACCCAAGCCAGGGACAGATGATTTAATCAGTGTGGATGATTATTTCCAACGTGAATTTGGGATGAATGAAGCGGATTTCAGGAATAAATGGACTGAATACAATACGCCCAAAGAACCTATACAAACACAACAAGAAATTCAATGGGCAAATGATGATAGTAAACGATTCTTTGATTATCTGAAAGAAGGCAAAGAAGATGACATATACAACTATCTTAACCAAAAGAAACAATTAGAAAGGCTCGAAAAGTATGATGTGGCGGATGCGAATCAAGCCGCTGAAATTATCCGGGCTAATCTTCAATTCAAATATAAAGACCTTTCTCCAAGCGAAATTGATCGCTTATTTACACGTCAGTATTCCATGCCAGTTAAGCCAACTCAAGGATTAGATCAAACTGATGAAGAGTATGGAATCGTACTTCAATCATGGGAAAGCCAGGTTAAAGAGAAACAGCAAGATATGATCATTGATGCAAAGCTGGCGAAACCTGAACTGGCAAACTTCAAAAGTAAAATCGTTCTACCAGATATTCAAAAGCCGCAAGTACCGCAAGGGCCAACGCAAGAAGAGTTGCTGGCCGCTGAAGCCGGACGTAAGGCTTATTTAGATGCAATTAATGCTAATTATCAAAACTTCAAAGGATATACTGTAACGGCAAAAGACGGAGAGGTTCAATTGCCTATTAGTTACAATATAACACCAGAAGAACAGATTGCATCAAAAGAATTGATTTCTTCTTTTAATGTTAATGATTTTTTTGACAAGCGTTGGTTTGATGAACATGGTAATACTAAGGTTAATCAGATACAAGAAGATTTGTATTTGCTGATGAACCGAGATAAAATTCATCAAAAAATAGCAACAGAAGCATTCACACAAATGAAAGCTCAACTTTTAAAAAATCAAAACAACATTAATCTTTCAGGGGTAAATCCAACTCTTGGCCCAAATCCTCCTGTAAGACAAGATCAGACTCAGAATGTATCCAAACAAGTAGGGGATGCAATTTGGGCAATGTAATTATTAACAAACTAAATTTTAAACAATGGCAGGAATTCCTACCAGCAATATATTGCAGCCCGGCAACATATCAATATCCGGCGGTGCAAATCGGGTGTTAGTATCAAATCTTCAATTGCTAACACCACAATACTATAGAACATTTGTTGAAAAATATGGAGCCGAAAACTGGACTTGGTGGTTGGCTACATACGGCGGAATGGAACAAGTAATGAACCGGAACTTCTTCTGGTTCGAGAGCCGTGGTAAATTGCAAATCGCTATTCAATTAGCATCTAATGCTACAGGTGCTACGGCAGGCGCTACAGTTTCCTGTACGCTTGGAGTAGGTTATCACTTTAATGGAGGTACCCAAACTCCTTTACGTGTAGGTGAAACTGTATATGTAGCATCTACTGGTGTTGGTGGCGAAATTATAGCAATTACAGGTACAAATGCAAATTCTTTTACATTCAATATTCGGCCTAAACAATCAACTCAATCATTAGCGTCAGCAGGGCAAGCATCTACTTTGTTGGCTACAGACGCATTGATTTTTGGTGGCCGTGCTGACGTTGGTGAAGCATCCCAAACAGATGTTCCACAAGTTTACCTGACTCAGAAATATGAAAATAATATCACGGAGATTCGTGATACTTGGTCTGCTACCGATTTAGGAGAAATGACCGACGTATTCATTGATAATGGCGTTAGTGGCTCTCCAATTGGTGGGGCAGCTCAGGCAGGTACTTCTTATTTCACTTATATGGGATTGGTAAAAGCATCACAACGTTTTGTAAATAACGTAGAACGTAAATTGATGTTTGGAGATATTGTGAACAATACAGGTTTGGGAACTGATACATCTGTAGGTACACAAGGGTTATTGCCAAAAATTGCTGCTGATGGTGTTACAGTGGGGTATACTCCTGGTAACTTGGATATACCATTCTTGCATACGCTAACACGCGTAATGGATGTAAATGGTTGCGTGAAACAAAATATGTGGATGGCTGACATTTTTCAACGCCAAGATTTTTCTGATGGTCTTTTCGCCACGTTCCCCGCTGGAGCATTTGTATGGGGGTATGGAGAAAAATCAGAAGACGCAAGTGTTGCATATGGGTTCAAAATTCTGGATATTGATAACTACCGATTCCAAGTTGGTAAATACCGGAACTTCAATACAGAAGCATATACTGGTGTGACACCTCAGACTGACTATTACAGAAACTTCGGTTTCTTATGTCCGATGGGAGAAACACCAGATGCTAAAACTCCATCGCGCGTGTACAAAAACATTACCGTAATGAGTCAGCAACCTCCCAAAGGAGGCTCACTTGGTAATGGTATTCGTGTATGGAACTGGGGCGGTGGTTCTACTAACCCAACCGATGGCACAATGCGGGATAATATCGAAATGATCACGTATCGCGCGCCAAGAATTGTTGCGGCAAATCAGTTCGTTAATATTGTAAGTGCATAGTAGTTCATAAAGAGCCTCCTTGATTGGAGGCTCTATTTAATAATCATGTGTACGTGGGTGATTGCCCTTAAATATGCGGCACATAAAAATTAAATCAAATGTCAAGTCTTAAGGATATTATGTTCTCCATGAATGGGGAGCAAGAAGAAAGAGTAAAACAGCCAGAAGATTATGTGCCTGAGCCAAAAGGTAAAAACATAATAAAAGGAGCCGATGATGGGTTGAATAAAATGGTCTTATTTAAGACAAGGAATAAAAACCCAAGTGGGTTATATATTCAGGCCATAGATCATGCTATAAATCCAGACGAGCCAGAAAAAGGGCCACAAATGATTCGGCTATTAAAAGGATTCCCGTCAATTTGGGTGAAAGACCAAAAAGATATAGCTGCAAATCAGATAGGCAAAATGCAGGAAATGTTGGAATGGCCTAAGGGAAGTAGATTTATGTCTGTGCCTATATATGAAAAAGCAAAGTTGCAATTTATGGAGCTTTGTTGTCATAATATGCTTAATGAAAACAGAGTAGGAACTAGTAAAACGGAGTTCTTTAAATATGATCCTGAAATAGTAGCTAAGGAAAAGACGGCGATGGAGATGAAGGAAATTAAAATATTGTTGCAAGCACAACAACAGCCGTTTGAAAAAATGAAAAAGCACGCTTTCTATTTAGGTATTTCATTGACTCATGAAATAACAGGAGCACCTAAATCAGAAGATGCATTAAGAGGAGAATATCTATTATATGCAAAACGAAATCCTGATTACTTTGAAAGTAGCTTCGATTCAAAAGAAGTAGACATACAGTATAAAATTAGGACAGCTATCGTTGATGGTAAGATAGATATTGCTCGTGGAGATGGCCGGATTTATTGGGGAAGAAACGGGGGCATATTGTGCAATATTCCAAAAAGCGAACAACCGATACCATATCTCACTCAATTAGCTTTAACTAATTCAAAAGAAGGAAAAGAATTTAAAACTGAACTGGAAAGAATTGTAACATAAAAAGGAGGTAGGGATTGGATATAAATTCTGTTTATGAAATAATGAAGTATGCAATACGGAAGAATCAGAACGGAAATCTGAATCCCGCCGCTTTCGACTTGTGCATTAACCAGGCGCAAATTTCTTACATGGATTATTTACTGGGAGAGTTCCAGAAATATGTTCCAGGTAGGCCATTTGCGCCTGTTGAATTTGGGCAAAATGAAGATATACGCCAGAGATTAAGCCCATTTATACCTTATCCAGTTACGCTTGCAATTAATGGATCAGGTCTTGCTCCTTATCCAAATGGGTATCTAAATTCGGATGCCATGTGGTATGGGGCATATAAAAGACGTGTAAAGTTTATTCAACAAGATCGAGTAGATAGCCATGTGAATAGTTATATTGATCCTATTGCAACAAATCCAGTATATCTTATATATAAAGACGGATTCCAGTTTTACCCAACGAATTTGGGTTCAGCAACTTTGTCGTATATAAAACAACCAGATCAATTACATTGGGGATTTACTTTGGATATTTATAAAAGACCTATTTATGATTCTACAACTAGCGTACAACCCCAATGGGCAGACCTGGATATTTTGGAAATCATAGTTCGCGCCCTCGCTATCGTGGGTGTTAACTTACAATTGAATGTAGTTGAGCAATATAGTCAGGTAATCAAAAATCAGGGCCAATAATGCAACGCGGAGCTTTAATAGAGTCTGTTTTAATGCAAGTGTATGGGCAAAGGCCTACAGACGACGCTGAGATTACTTATAATTTAGGTAATTTATATGTACAGGAAGGAATCGCTATTGCAGCGCAAGCGTCTTACAAAGGGGCTATCCAAATTGATGGTGTCGGCTACATAAATAACGGATTTTATAGTACGTTTTCGGGACTTACAATAAGTCAGGATACTACCGATAATTTATGCTGGATGTTTGCACTGCCAGAAATGCCAGTTGGAATAAGTGCTAATATGGGAATTGCTGAAGTTAGATTTAAAGGAGATGGATTCACTTCATTGCCTGGCATCCCATTATCTATAAACCAATGGGGTTATTTTGATAGCATGCGCCCAATACCAAATAAAATCCTGTTTTTGCCAGAGGGGAAATTAGTAAGGGCTAAAACCCCGTTAATTCTAACAAATTTTACTGCAACTGTAAAAATGATTAGTGGCGGTGATGCTACTAGTCTAACATCTGAATTAAATGTGCCGCCAGATAGCATTCCTATAGTGCGCGACCATGTTTATACCCAATTAATTAAACAGAGATCAATGCCGCAAGATAATATTTCAAATGGGGTTGATGATAATTTAAAACAATTATAAATATGGCTTATGTATACCGTCATATACGAAAAGATTTAAACGTCCCGTTTTATATAGGAGTGAGTATAAGAGATGATGATAAATATAAGAGGGCCTATGAGGATCATGCTGGGAGGCGTAATAAAGAATGGTACGATATTGTAAAATTGACAGATTATGAAGTTGATATATTAATGGATAGCATTTCTTTAGAAAAGGCACATGAAAAAGAGCAGGAATTTGTAAGACTATATGGAAGAATTGACATAGGAACTGGTACATTGATAAATAAAACTGATGGAGGGAAAGGATGTGTAAATGGAATTACTCCAGAAACAAGAGAAAAGATGGCTGCTAAGCTTAGAGGCCGTCCGCAACCGAAATGGCAACGGGATATATTAAGTAAAGCCGCAATGGGTAAAAAAGTTCCTTGGCGACATGTTGCTATTATAGAAGTAGATAAAAATAATAATATTATTAAAGAATTTGAAAGTATAGCCGCGGCAGCTAAAGAATATGGGTTACAAGTGGCCAATGTGCATAAAGTAATAAATGGGCAACGGTCACATACAAAAGGATATGTTTTTAAATATAAATAATCATGATACAACCAGTAGGTCAAAATATTTTAGTAAGAGCATTTGAAGGTGATAATATTTCTCAAGGCGGAATCATTGTCCCGGATAGTTGTAAAAAAGACAGTAATAAAGTAGAGATTGTAGCGGTTGGCAAAGGCTCTCAAAAGAAACCAATGAACAGAAAAGTAGGAGAAATTGGTTATCGTGTGAAAGATCATGGGCAAGAAATATGGGAAGGAGATAATAAATATTATTTGCTAGATCAATCATGGATTATAGCTTTAAATTAAGAGTATGTCACAACGTGAACAATGGATAGTTTTGGATGAATGTATTAATTCTTACTTAGACGAGTCAGAACAAAGCATTCATAAATATTTCAAGATATGGCAATTGGCATTCAGAGTTATGACCGATCTTGGAATAGATTTTTTTTATCAAATTAAATCAGTAAAACTTCCAATAAATCCAAACTTCACGGTATTTCTGCCATCTGATTGTTTAAAAGTTTCTAAAGTTGGAGTGTTTAATGATATGGGCGAAATAATTCCATTGTACCTGAATGATAAACTTTCAACTTTTGGACAATTTTCACCTGATAGATTACAGAAAACACAGGATAATACACTATTTAATTTCTTTTGGGGCAATACTCCTTTATGGTATAACTTCTGGACGGGGAATTCATTTACTACATTATATGGGATGCCTAGTGGGGCTCCCTTTATTGGGACATATAAAATAGATAATAATGCGGGAGTATTATTGTTAGGGGAAACATATTCATATGATTATGTGGTTTTGGAATATGTAGCATCTCCTCAGCAAGATCAGCAATATTATGTACCAATTCAATTCAAAGAAGCTATTATAGCCGGTTTAGCATGGCTGGATATAAGATCGTTGCCATCATCAAGGCGTGGGAATTTGGGTGATAAAAGGGATAGGAAAACTGAATTTTACAATCAAAGAAGGCTGGCATGGGCACGTTACAGACCGTTATCATTAGAGGAAGCTGCGGAATGGGCTCAAAGAAATACTAGACTTACAGTTAAAATATAAAATATGGGGAATGAAAAATACACATGCAGATGCCTAAAAAAAACAGATAAATTGATTTCATACTTTATTAATGGTTTACGGATTACTATATGTGATGATTGTGCTGAAGAATTAGGTGTTAAGAATAATGATAAAATAGAAGCCGTGGATTATGAAAAGGTAAGAAAATCTAATAAAGGAGAGAATTATTATCATAAGATAGATACAAGAGAAAAATAAAAATGGTACAGGCGTTTCCTTTTAGCGGTGTAATGAATACAGATGATCCTGACGAGGTTATTCCGTCAATTCATCATAGGGATGCTTTAAATATCCAATGGAAAGGTACTGTTCCTAATTTGAGAGCAGAAACAACCCCAGGAACAAGAGAAAAAAATAATCCGTTTCTTACTAATGATCCCAATAATCTTACGATCGGCAGATTCTATGATTCAGTAAACAAAAGAATATTTTTTTTTAATTATAGAGGAGATGATAAAAAGGCCATTTATATGTATGATACAGTGGCTCAAATATTTTATCGGATAGTTGAAGAAGGAGTAAATGCGCAACCTGGGTCATTGGGGTTTACTCAAGAGCCAATAATACATATTAACATAATATATGGAGATAGTACACAGGGAGATTTATTATGTTATATAAACAGCTTAGGAATCCCTAAAAAAATAAACGTACAGCGGGCGATAGCAGGAGGATATGGACTTATTCAAGGGCAGTATATGGATATTGCGAAACAACCAGCAGATATTCCTCCCGCAGTTGTATATGAGAATGATCCTGCAAATACTGTAAATAACTGCCGAAAAAGGCTTTTTAGATTTAAAATTAGATGGGTTTTTGATGATAAGGATAAATCGGTAACAAGTTCTCAGAGTGAAATGCCAATACCACTTCAGGCATACAGCCAAGAGTTTGATTCTGATCCTACTAAAAATTGTCGAATTGCAATAACATATCAAACAGGACCATCAAATGTAAAAAAAATTGAAATTATAGCATCTAACTCATTAGGAGTTACAATGAGTGATTGGTATTTGGTAGCATCATTAGACAAATCAGTAAATAATATACCAAATAATGATGTATCAACATTTCTATTCTACAACGATAAGGCATACAACTATATCGATATTGAAGAAAGTGTTCAGCTATTCGATTATGTGCCAATTAAAGCAGGTGCCCAGTGTTTACTAAATGGGAATGTACTTGATTATGGTGATGTAACTGAGGGATATGATAATTTAACAGATTTTGGTGACGGCACTAATACAAGTGGAATAACTTCATCTGCTGTTCCTTGGTATTATGGACATTATTTCAGCACATTCACTACAAATCAGCAAGGATTGAGTGGTTTTGGCGTTGGTAACGTACATATAGTTGTTAGAGGTATAATTTTATCAGCATTTGGCCCTTTCGATACTTACTCAATTTATTTTACTGATGGCACGTTGATTTCATATACAGTACAATCAGGGGATGATTCATCAAGTATTATTGAAGGGCTAAGAGTAAGCGCCATTGCACAGGGATTTTCTATAATTAGTTCAGGGGTTAATGATCTAGTCATATTCAAACTTGGGCTAAGTTTAGCTAAATCAAATATCACTAATCCATCATATGCTTTTAACTCAATATTATCTAATCCATATAATGCCTATGATTGGCTAAGTAAATACGGATTTGGATTAGTTTATTTTGATGAAAAAGGGCGTACCAATGGAGCGGTATTTACAGATGGGTTTTCTATTCAGACGCTTCCATATACCGAAAATAATCCAACTGGGGATATTACTAAATTAACTGCATCAATATATAATCAGCCACCCATTTGGGCAACATATTATCAATGGGTGCGGACAAAGAATTTAAGTAAGTCATTCTTTATACAATGGGTTAGTGATAGGACATTTAAGGATATTGTTGCTTTAACTGGGACAGTAAAATATGCATATATTAGCATTGCATCCCTAAATGCATTCAAGGCATTATTCCCAGAAAGTCCATTGGGATATACTTTCACCTCCGGGGATAGAATTAGATTTTTTAAGAGATACAATTCAGATAACACGACAGCTAATTTATATGGCAGCACAAAGGACTATGAAATAGTTTCTTCAGTAGTTAGCCCAACTATAAATGGTCAAATACAAGAAGGCCAATTTGTAAAAATCATATTGCCTGCAACAGATGGAACATTTGATTTTGGAAGTGGATTCGATAATTATTTTATAGAATTATATACCCCTGCACAACCAGTTGCAAATAATTTGAATGTATATTATGAATTTGGAGAAAGATATGCGGTAGGTGATCCTGGTCTTAGTACTAGGTTTCACCAAGGTATGCTTCAGAATCAGGAGTATTTAGTTCAGCCAGCTACATTTGAATTTTATAAAGGGGATGATTATGTTAGACATAGAACTATTCAAACAGGAAATGTATATACATGGAATGTCCCACAAACCAACGCAAATGGGTTTAAATTTTTAGTGCCATTAAACTTTCAAGGATCAACGTATAATAACTCAAATGTAACAGCACATTCTGTTCCATATGCGGGAGTCGGGCATGTGTTCAATCCTTCTAGTGATAGCCGATGGTTAATTCAAGTTGGGGCAACTACTACTAATTTTAAAGTGGGCGGAATTATATCGATTAGTTTCCCAACTGCTAGAGCAGGAGATACGTGGATTATATATTGTACAAATAGATTTGGGGATGATTATGTACTCGTACAACCTTTTGATGCATCAAACGCGGGCGTATACACCTTCCCAATTACAACGGTTGATTACAATGGAGCTATTAGTGATTCTATTGCTTTAACAAATGATAATTTATTTTTATTGGCTGAATGCATAAATAATGATGGAGATCGACAAATGATGTTCTTGTCGTCCACCTTTACGCTCACAATAGATCATAAGATCGATCAAAATTGTATTGATCCTAATTTTTCAGACTACTTCGTAAGTAGCGTAAATTCTAATGGTCGAGCATTTGTGTATGACGAAAATGCGGCACAAGTAACATATCCTGTACTACATAGATGGAGCTTGGCATATCAAAGAAATACGAATATTAATCAGACAAATAGGTTTTATTCACAAAATTTTGATGAATTAATTAGGGAATTTGGAGCCATAAAAAGAATGATGTTCTGGGATAAAACATTGACTTTGTTTCAGGAAAGGAAGGTGGGGAGAATTGCTGTATTCAATAGATTTATATCAAATGCAGACGGAACCAATCAGTTGATTACAACTACAGATATAATAACTAGCAATAATGTACAATATTATGCAGGTGATTTTGGTGTGGGTAATCAACCAGATTCGGTAGTTCAAAGTGGGTTTGTATTTTATTTTACTGATCCAATTAGGGGAAAACAAATACGATTAAGTAGAGATGGTCTAACTGATTTATCTGAGGTATATAAAACACAAACATGGGCCGCTAATAATATATCAAATTATTTAAATCCATATAATTACCCCTTTGGAGGCTTATCAAGAATAACCGGGACATTTAATGTAAGAAAGGATAATGTTGGAGAATATTTATGTGTATTGCAGCCTGGGACAATAAGCGGACAAAGTGTAATAGGACAGACAATAGCATTTGATGAGATCAGAAATTCATTTACAAGTTTCTATTCATTTGCGCCAGAATGTATTGTATGCGCTGAAAATACCCTATATAGCTGGCGTAATGGCAGGATGTATATTCATGATGTTACAACTAATGGAGCAAGGAATGTATTTTATGGGACGTTATATGATTCTACAATCACAAGAGTATTCAATGGGGGACTTATTGAGAAGAAAAGCTGGATGAGCTTAACAGAAATTGCAAATTCAATTTGGGATTGTCCTACTATTTATACAAACTATTATAGTTATGATACAACCCAACAACAAAGTAATTTAGTTGCTGGTGATTTTGCAGACTTGGAATCAACATATTCTGCATCATTTTGGGGTGATACTAATAGTATAAATGGTTTATTGGGAGATGTACTTAAGGGTAATCTTATTGTAATAAAATTCAGAGCGACACAGCCAAGTAATTTATCGACATTAACAGCAATAAACTTATATTTTGTAGATTCACCATTTACTAATAGATGATCTCTAAGATTATAAATAATGACCAATTCTGCGATGCAATTAAAATTGCATTTGATAAAGATGATAAAATATTTTCTTTATACTGTCCCCTTGTAGAAGTAAAAAAACTGGAAGATATAGTAAATGATATATCAGATAGAATTAAATCAGATGTGCCCTGTGCAACAATCAAAGGAGTTTATGATAAGAATAAATTGATAGGATATTATGTATATGATTTGGAAGTAAAATCGTTAGTAAGTTTCGGATTGAATATTGAATATAGAAAGCGTAAGTATCTAAAAGAATTTTTCTCATTAATAAGGGATGATTTGAAAGGGAGATGGCAGATTTTATTATGGAGCAGAAATATAAGGGGGATTAAATGGCTTATAAAAAATGGGCTTAAGATTAATTCTGAAAATAATTTAATAACACATTTAATATATTGAAATGCCCGTAACTCTTGGATTAGTAACAGCAGGTATTGGAGCTGCGCAAGGTATTGCTGGTTTTTTTCAAGGTAAAAAGGCTAGAAAGCAATTGGAGAATTTACAAACGCCTACCTATACTCCATCTAAAAGCATAACTGATTATTATAATGAAGCACAACGTAGGTATCAAGAATCTCCATATCAAAGTAATTTGTATAAAATGCAAGCTCAGAACATTGCACGCGGCACTGCTCAAGGGATAGCAGGATTACAGGATCGTAGAAGTGCTTTAGCTGGCATTTCTGGTTTGGTACAAGGGCAAAATGATGCCTTATTAAAGGCTGGCGTAGCAGCAGAACAGCAGCAAAATCAAAGATTTGGGCAATTGGGAGCTGCTTCACAAGCAATGGGAGCAGAACAAAGACAAGCATTTAATATCAATCAAATGATGCCGTATCAGAAACAATTAGGTATTTTAAACCAAAAGGCAGCAGGCGGAGCGCAATTAATGAATGCTGGATTGCAAAATGTATATGGGGGATTAACTGGTGCAATGTATATGAGCGGATTAAGTGGGAATAGACAATCTCCATCTTCTACTCCCCAAGATTATGATCCTGCCGCTGGAGATCATTATATGCTCCCTTCGTCGTATAGAGTACCTTTAGCATCTTATTAAAATAATAGAATGGCAGTAGCTACAATAAATCCTTACGCTGGCGGCGCGGTTGTGTTTAATGAACAACCATGGCTAAGTTATTATGAGCGTCAAATGGCAAGACAACAAGCCAAGTCTGATGCGATGGATAATTATTTCCGGGATTTAAATAAAAATATTACATCTGCGGGAATGCGATCTCAGGATGTACCAGGGTTATTGCAAAAGAATAATGATTGGCAACAATTTTATGCTCAGAATAAAGCAGCGATTACTAACCCAAAACTTGATGGTGGTAGAGCCTATACCCAATATCAGGCTATGTACCAAGATCAATTGGGACATATAAACGAAAGTAAAGAGGCATTGAAAACAATGGACGAGATTGGTAAATTAAGATTGAATCCGCAAACTTCATATGTGGCTGACGATCCTAATTTTTTTGATCAAGTTCATAAACATGATTTGCCTATCGGTGATCCTAATCGTCAAAGTATTAATTTGGCAGAAATAACATTGCCTCCAAAACCTATTGGAGTAAAAGAAAAAGCTGATTTTGATAAATATGTTATTGGGAATGCCAAACCTGATGAAGTAAGAGGTAGACCTATTCAATTAGGCGGATTTCAAACACAAATCCCTATTACAAGTCAATATGGAGAAAGTAGTTTAAGATCATTTGGTAGTAGAGCGGCAGATGCATATGATACCGATAAATCATGGAGAAATTATGCAAATCAAATATATAAAGAGACAATCACTGATCCTGTAAAACATACTCAATTAGATGATATTCATAAGCGCTATTATGGAACACCCATAGATAATCCACGGGATGCCTTTATAGCTCAGACAATTGCTGATCATGATACCAGATCAATTAAATATGAAAAAGGAGAAGATAAATGGGGATTAGCCCAAGCTGAAGCGGGGATGAAGTTTAACTATGCATTGAGAGAATTGAAGGCGAAACAAAAAATGAAGGATAAATCTGCTGCCCAGCAAGATTCTGTAATAGATGATTTGTATGATGAAATAAAGGCAGATGCACAAAAATCATTAGTTATAGGTCGTGGTTCATTAGCGAGGACTTACGAAATGAAGCCTTCGGGAGAAGTATTAAAAATGTTTGCTGTAAAAGATGATAAAGGCCATGATATATATCCTGATAGAGTTAGATTTTCTAATGATTTTAAACAAGTAATACCTATATTCTATGCTAGGGATAATGATGGAAATTTAAAGAAAGATAAACAGACCGGACAAGTTGAAGTTTTAAAAGAACTAAGTTATCCAATTTTAGAATCAGAATTTAAACAAAGATGGAAAAAGGGAATAATGGGAGCGGGAGCATACGGTAAGGAATTAAGTAAAGGGGGAAAAGAACAGGAATCAGATAATAAAACTACTTCTACAAGTGATTGGCGTTCTAGGGCTATAAAAGTACAATAATGGGAAAGGTAAAAGTTACTAACGGAGCAGATACATTTGAGATAGATGGCAGTGATTTAAATGCTGCTGTTAAGGATGGGTTTAAGCCAACCGAAAGGATTATTGTTGCCAATTCAAAAACAAAAGAATCATACGAAATTGATCCAAAAGATGTTGAATATGCATTAAAAGACGGATTTACTTTTCAAGATATTGGGAGGTCATCACATCCTAAATCGGCTCCGCAGCCTGACGCTGTTCCTTTTAAGCCTATGACGGATTGGTTAGCCATGCCACAAGGATACCAGCCAATGATGAGTGATCATGATATGAAAACTGGTGAGGCAAAACAAAGAATACAAAGTCACTTGGGGGATATTGACAAGAGTATTCACAATTTAATATATGATAAGAAGAAGGATTTACAAGGTAGAATAACTAGTGAGCAATTGGGCATTGCGCCAAAAGAACAAGGTCCGATTAATTTTCAAGCCCAACAATTGGATCAGCAACAAAGGCACGATATTTATGTAAGCCCTAATGAAGTTGAAGGATTTAAAGAAGGGATGGCGCAAAATCCAATTATATTACGGCAGGGGCTTCAGCAGAAAGTAAAAGACTTGTCTAGAACGGATAAGGCGGCATCTGATCAATTAAAAGGAGATATTTACCGATTAGACCGCCAGGGTAATCCTGAAAAAGAAAAGAAAATAGCAGAAAATATTGATAAAATAAAAAGTGGCGAATATGATTATGATGTAACAAATGGAAGATTAGTAAAGCCTGAAGGATTCATAGAAAGTATATTGACCGGATATAAACAGAAAGTAAACGCATATGAAGATTATGATGTTTATAGAAAAGGCGATAAAAAAGAAATATTAGACCTGATCAACAAGCGTTTAAAGGATGATCCAGATAAAGCTCTCCCAGTCCCCGAAGAAGGATGGTTAATGCATCCATTATCAGAAGGAGCACAGATGGCTGGGGGACTGCCATTAAAACCAATAATTGGTGGAGGAATCGCTGGATATTTGGGTGGGCCGCAAGCGGGAGCAGCTGCAGCAGCAGCCATTTCTGCTCCCGAAATGTATAAATTAACATTTGGGAGTGCATTGCCTCATAATTATGCGGCACTTAAAAGGCAGAACCCAAATATGTCTGAAGATGAAGTGTTACAGAAAGCAATAGATTTAACCCATAACCAAGCAAATATAGATGCTGCTAGTGGCGCTGTAATGGGTGCCTTGGGTGCTAAGTCGGGATTTGGGCCAACAGGATTGAATAAACAATTATTGACAAAATCGCTTGGGAATGCGTTGACCCAATTAGGGAAGGCTGGGGCAAAAAAAACATTGGAAGGATTAGGTGTAGGCACTATAGGAGCAGGAGGGCAATTGATTAAAAATATAGTCTCCCAAAGAGCGGGCATGCCTGTAGACACAAGCGAAGGATTAGCGCAACAATTAATGGCAGGCGTGGGACTAACTTTAGGGATGCATATTATAGCAAAAACACCTGAGCTTTTAAAGTCTAAAACGTATAGCCAATTATTACAATCAGTCAAAGGTGTCCCTAAAGAAGCCATTTCTGAAAGTCTTAATTCATTACAAGAAGCTGGACAAATAACTCCTGAGCAAGCACAGAAAGCACAAAAGGCAATTGATGATCATGCCGCAATAGATAATTCTATTGACCAAAATCTACCAGAAACAGATAGATTAAAAATAGGTGCAAAAATAAAGGAGCGAAATATATTGAAAGGACAACTTGAAAAAGTAGATGAAGCATTCCATCCTGATCTTAAAGAAAGAATAAAAAAACTGAATGAAGATATTGTTAATATATCCAAGGGATCAGAACGGGGAGAATTACAAACTCTCATTCATAAAGAAATATCTGATGGTAATGTACATGGATTTGCTACTGAAACATTAAGAAATGCAGAGGAAGGAGAATTAAAAGGGTATATGAAAGAAATAGCAGATCAAGCCCATGACCCTAATTCTGCTCAAACTACCTTAGAAACATTTGGAGAAAATATAGTTAATAAAGCAAAAGAACTATACCCAAAAGTAGAACCTATAACTGGCTTTAAAACTGAAAAAGGATCAGTTTATTCAATTGAAGGAAATAAAACGACAAGAAATAAAGCAGCGCGAGAAGGGCATCCAGATAGTGGACCACAAGAACAATCTTTGGCTACTGTTTATTTAACACCAGATGAAGCTGCTAAAGCGGGAGTTATTTATACACAAGGAGTAAAGAGTAGACAAATAAATAGAGTTGGTGGGGAGATACATATTGTAGACGAATTAGATAATGGTCAAAATAGGACAACGAAAGTTAAGTTTTCTGACAAGCCAGAAATGGGATTACAGCCATTCGAAGTATTTAAAGATGGGAATGCGCATTTAGGAAATAAAATAACCGAAATGTCTTCAGAAGTAGGTGCAGGGAAAGTTCCTGCCGAAACTGTTGGCCATGTAGAAGTGAGCGAACATGGAGAAGATACCAAAACGGCAGCCGGACAAGAAAATGGTACACAGCCATCCCAACTTTCTGAAACTGGAATAGAGGAGGCTAAGTCATTAGGCAAGCATCTTGTAGAAACCGGGAAGGACAATATTGTTACCAGTGAAGTAGAACGAGCTAAATTAACTGCCAAAGAAGCGGCAGATGAAGCAAAAAGGATTTCTGGAAAAGAAATTCCTATTCAAGAAAATAAAATATTGAATACCTGGAATATCGGAGAGTACGATGGCAAACCAGAAGGATCATTCAATGAACAAGATTGGGTAAGCAAGCCAGATGAAGTACCTAAAGGAGGGGAAAGTTTCAATGACTTCAAAAACAGAATGGAGCAGGCGTATAATTATGTGAAATCATTGCCAGAAAACACTCATGTTGTTACTCATTCTAAAGTAATGAGAGCGTTAGAGGCATTAGATCAAACAGGAGGTAAATGGACTGATGAAACAACAACATCATTTTTAAATAATAAAGAAAACACACATGCCATTTCAGAGCGAAGCGCAGCGCCGACTGCTTTGGATGAAACATCCGGAAGTAGCCAAGAAGTGGGCGCAGGAATATCCGAATCAAGGGAAACTTCCATATCACAAGAACCAGGACACCCAGCCGAAGAAAAAGGTAATGTTGCGAGTCCGAAAGGAGAGCCAGAAAAAGTAGGTATTACCCATAGGCAGATGGATGAAATTGCAGAACGTTTTGGTCTGGATACTTATGAAAAAGACCCAGAAAAAGTACGAGAATGGGATGAGCAGGCCGCTAAGAGATTAGCAACTGATCCAAATGCTTTACCTGATCTATTTGATAAATTAAGAAAAGGACAAACGCCTGACCATGTAGAAACTAGAATGATGGTTCAATACATGGGAGATTTGATGGCTAAAATAGATCGTGATCCAACTAATGTTGAATTACAAAATCAGTTCCTTCGAACTAAAGATTTATTTAATATAGGAGGTAGATTACAGGGAAAGGGATTAGTAGCTAGAAAAGGAGAAACACCTGTAGAGGAAAGATTAGGTGATTTTATAATTAGGGATAGGGAAGCTAATCAAGGAGCGCCTCTTACTGAACAACAATCTGAGCAAGCAATTAAAGAGTATAAGGAAATAAAAGCAGCCAAAGATGCATTAGAAGAGAAAGTGAAAAAAATGGAAGAAGAAGCTGCAAAGAAAAAAGCAGAAAAGAAATTACAAGAAGAAGTTAAGAGTATAAAAAAAGAGGCTAAAAAAGATTATAAATCAGAAAGGGCCACTATATTAAAAGATATTGGTGAAAAATGGCGCAAGGCTTCTAAAGAATCCTTAGGCGCTTCTGTTGTGCCTTTGGCAAAAGAATTAGCCGCAATAGCACCTGATGTGGTTAAGCTAGTTAGGAATTTAGTTGCTGAAGGAGTAGAAAAATTGCCTGATATTATAAAAGCTGCCCATGCTCAAATTAAAGAAATAATTCCTCAAATTACAGAAAAAGACATTCATGATATAATAGCTGGAGAATATAACAAAAAGCAAACTAAAAGCCAATTAGAAGAAAAAGTTTATGAGATAAGATTACAGGCAAAGCTCATTAATAAGCTGGAAGCATTGCAGGCTGGTGTGCAACCAAAAAATGAACGTGCTAGAATTAAAAGGAATCAGGAAATTGAAGATTTGCGTAGACAGATAAAAGAACTGGAAGGTTCAGTTGGTAAAACGGATGCTGAAAAGTTGACTTCACTTAAAGCCCGATACAAAAAACAAATAGAAGAATTACAGCGTAAAATAAATGCTGGCGATTATGGGCCAGATGAAAAATCAGAACCTATTAAATTAGACAAAGAGGGGCAGGAATTAAAAGAAAAATATATACAATTAAAAGTTGATAGAGAAAGAAGATTAGCTGAACAAGAGTATGCCAATAGGTCATTAGGTAAGAAAATAAAAGATAAAACAACTGAAGTATTAAATGTTCCGCGTACATTAATGGCATCTGTGGATTTGTCTGCCCCATTGCGTCAAGGTTTAGTGTTGACAGTTTCACATCCTGGATTTGCAACAAAAGCATTTATTGAGAGTGTAAGGCAGGCCATTTCGCCAAGAAGGTTTGATGTATGGCTCCATGATTTAAAGAATAGCGATTATTACAAGAATGTTATAGAGCCATCTGGTTTGTATATTGCTGATCCTAATAATTTACACCTATCCGCTAAAGAAGAGGCATTCATGACTAATTTGGCCGAAAAAATTCCGGGGATTGGCAAACTAGTAGCAGGGAGTGAAAGGGCATATGTAGCATATCTCAACAAGATGCGTGTAGACATATTCAAAATGTACTCAGAATCTTTAAAAGACAAAGGCATTACGCCTGCGAATGCACCTGAAATTTATGAAGGATTAGGCCGTTTTGTTAATGCTGCAACCGGACGAGGAGAATTAGGGAAATTAGAATCTGCTGCGCAAGTATTAAATACTGCGTTTTTCTCTCCTAGATTAATTGCATCCAGAATTAATCTATTGAATCCATTATGGTACGGTAAGCTGCCAAAAGAGGTTCGTTTAATGGCATTAAAAGATATGGCTAAAATGATTGGAGTAGGAGCAGTTACATTAGGGTTATTTAGTATGATACCAGGAGTAACTGTAGAAAAAGACCCGCGTAGTACAGATTTTGGAAAAATAAAAGTAGGAAATACTCGCTATGATATTTGGGGTGGGTTTCAACAATATATTAGATTGATTTCTCAATTATTAAGCGGTTCGGAAAAGAAAACGAGTGGGAACATTGTTCCATTAGGTAATGAGCGTAATGAACATACAAGAGCCGATAAAGTATTTAGCTTCTTTAGAGGTAAACTAGCTCCTGTCCCTTCAATGGCAGTTGATGCTTTATCTGGTAAAACAGCAGTTGGTGAACCTGTTACGTTAACAGGAGAATTAAAAGAGCATCTTATACCTATGATCATAAATGATGTGAAAGATGCATGGCAAGATGGACAAGGCCCAATGTCATTAGTATATACCGGACTTCCGAGTTTAGTAGGAGTTGGGACTACTACCTATGAATCAAAAGGAGGAAGCAGTAAAACAAATAGAAAATTCCCTAGTAGACATATAAAAAGACCTAAACATTAATAATATGGCAAAGAAAGTAATGCTAAGAATTACAACTGGTGATCCAAATAAACCAGCACCTGATAACAACATGGTATTAACAGGCAATGATCCTATTCGTTCAGCTCTTGATTTAAGAGATCAGTTGACAGCGTTGGTGGGGAAAGGGAATACCATGTCAGCACAAGACAGGACAGCTTTATATGGTAGTCTAACCGCTATGCTAGGAAGAGATAAGGCACAAAAAGTAATGAACCATGCTTACATTTTTAATACAAGGCCGGATGTACAGAATTTACCCATTGAAGATAAAATCAGAACCTTTTATTCAATGGGATCAGCAGACCCGGATGTACATGATTTAATAGTAAAAACACGAAGTTTGGGATATGGGGTTGAGCCTGGATTCCGAGAATCTTCTAGTGCAATGAATCAACAGTTGGCAGGTAGAACACCAACAACAACTAAAATAGCAGTCGATCCCGAAATTCAGAAGAAAATAATGCTTCGAGTAGGCAAATAATAGTATTTTTATATCATATTAACTTGGTTATATGGCCTTTATACCCGGATTTGTCGTATCACAGGGACTAAATGTTCAAAACTTTAGTTTACAGGATACATCAAGTGGTGATCCCAATATTATTGGCAGAACTATTTCACTATTCCAAACTGATAATTCTTTATTAGGCGGATCACCGATTGCATGGCCGCTCAGTGATGGCTCGACTAAAACTATTAATGGATTACTTACTTGGGATTTCAGTTTACTCATCAATGTGGTTTGGACTTCTTCATCTCCAATCCCAGGAAGTACCTACATTAAATCTCAATTATATATATTTACGGGCAACTCGAATGCATTTGCTTATTCCTTGGTACAACAAATAGCATCTAATCAAGCTATAACAAGAGACACAAACTATCTGTACAATCTGGCTTTAGTAAATAGCGATATTTTAAATGCAATCAGATGTAATGATTTCGGGGACCAAGGCAATAGCCAAGAGTGCCTGAATAGAATATATAATTTTTATATAAACAGATCATTCTTTTTCTAATGGCTTTACCAATTGATGTGAATCTTTATACGCAATACGGGGATATAAGCTCATTTCTGGCTGCAACTGACTTTTCTGGGCAGAATGTACTTAATGGAGGAGCTTTTAATTCTGATTTGCCAATGAGATTAAGCACTGTGACAAGATTAGTAGAATGGAATTTAAATCGCAATCCGAATGATACGTCATTGGTGGCAACAGGCAACTACCTATATCAGCTATGCGGTAAATATATAAAACAAGCACAATTAATAATTGCAAACAATATGCCCGGTATTATTATAAATCCAGCAAATGGGGCGCAATCAACATTGGTGCCTGTTTATATACAATTTAGGGTTGGCGTTACCTCTTCTCCTGTTGTTGTAAATGGAGTAAATGTAACTCTTCCAAATCCAGGAGATAGTTCATTTGTGATACCATTGACTTATGTTCTTGCAGGTTTAGAAGTAAGCAAAGATGGTGTTGAAGTTCCGGTTAGTGATCCTTTGGTATTATCATATTTACCAAATTACACAAATAATAACGTGACTATTTCGTTGGCCAATGGGTCAACTTTCCAATATAATGACCTTTGGGCATTTAGCGGATTACAATTTCAAGCAATATGAAGCATATACTTATTATATTTTTTTTGTTTTTTAGCTATATCGTTGTAGCTCAGCAGAGGTTCCCTACTGGGGTGCCTACTCAATTTTCTACAGGATGGCAAAAATGGGGCTACCAGCAATCTGACTCAGGAACTATTATAGCAAACCGAGACACCACTTGGAAGGCTAAATATTCAGGAACAATTGTGTTTCGACCAGGGGACAAGCGGTTTTACTATTTTGACAGCACTATATTAACATGGTTACCATTGGCTGCAACTGCAATTGATACAACTTCATTAAGCAACAGAATAAACTTAAAACTAAATATATCAGATACTGCTGTCATGCTGTTGCCGTACCTAAGAAAAGCAGATACTGCAAATAAATGGGTTCAGGACGTTTATACGCGTAATGATTCTTTATTTAAACAAAAAAATGGATCGGAATCATTCATACATATATTCAATACATCAGGGACAGGAACAGTTACAAGTGTAGGATTATCAATGCCGTCTGCTTTTTCGGTCATAGGCACAAATCCAATTACCAGTTCTGGGACATTTAATATAATAGGAGCCGGGACAACCTTTCAATATATACGAGGCAATGGGACATTAGCAACAACCGATACCGGAATGATCCCTAATTTTTATATAAAAGCCCGTAGTCTATTATCAGGTACATCTCCCATAACTTATAATTCATTCACCGGGGCCATAGGCATTCCAAATGCAGACGAGCTAGGAACAAAAGGAGCATCTACTTATTCTAATAGCGATTTTCAATCAAACGGTCTTGGATTAATATCACTTAGGGATGTTGTTAGTTCTGGCTCTTGTACGAATTGTAATATAACTTATGATTCAAAGGGACGTATTACATTTGCTTCAAATGGTTCTGGTGGGGGGGGGGGAATCCTAATAGCAATGTGGGAGTTGGCTACCGATGGGCTGTTCCATTTACGAACAATATAAAAACGGCAAATCCTGGATATGGTCTATTATATGATTCGACTACTTTAACTAACACAATAACATCTGCCGTTGATACTAATTTAATAGCAACACTTTATCGATTAAAACATGCACCTATCGTAGATACATTCATACGACAATGGCCTATAAATGGGATCGATTATTCGGAACAACCAGCAACTATTCAACCTTATATGTGGGAGTTTATGGCTTCTAATCCACTTTCACAATGGTATGATGGAGTATCTGCGTCTACAGTAGTTGATACTCTCATTGTGTTTGGCGGCTGGAATGCAGGCGTGGATATTGATTCTGTTTTTCAATCGGTTAATGGAGGACAAACATTAACGTTTAGAAGTAACCTCCCATACGCAGTTCATACCCCAGCTGTAATCCGGGCTCATGATGGATATACTTACATAATCGGAGGCGATTACTTGACGACAAGCGCAGATCGTGCAAAGGTTTATAGAACAAAGGATTTTAAGACATATGAATTAAGAACAGCTAGTTCACCTTTCGGTTCACGTGTGTTACATGGCGCATTTGAATTGAATGGTACATTGTATTGTGGAGGAGGTCAATATTATACTCTTAATAGAACAGACACTTTGTTTACTGATTTGTACAAGAGCGAAGATGGTGGAATTACTTGGAATCTAATAAGCGATACATTGACATTTCTTGGTAAAAATATAAGCGGAACATTTACTGTTTCTAGTGGCATTGTGAGGCAAATATCGGGGGGGATATATGACAATACGGAAGGAAATAAAACATTTGATAAAACAACTTATTGGAGTAAGGATGCAATACATTGGTATCGAGGTTCAGATTTGCCATTATATAGTGGGCTGCAATATCCAAATGTTTTTTCGTGGGATGGTAAAACCTGGATCGCTGGAGGGTATAGTGGGCTTGTTCACGACAATATTGATTCCACTATTTATATGGATAAGTCTGGGATTTGGCACTACTATATACCTCCTGTAAAGCCGACTGCAAATCATGCCGCCGCTACAATTGTTATAAATGATATAGCCTACAGGATATTAGGTAATACAACTAATCAAATATGGAGAATAAGAAGGGATACCGCAAATGTATATTATGAGGCTACCAAATATTTCTTTAGAACTAAAGTTGCTTTCGACACTTTAGGAAGAAATAAAGATGGCTATAATATTGATGCAGTTTCGCAGACTGGAATAAATGAAGATAGATATACAAATTCTGCGGCTGTGAATAGGGAAACATGGGAAGCAGATGATAAGAGGTTATATAATAACAATGTTCTTACTTGGGAGTTTCCAGCCAGTGGATTTTTTAGGGCCAAAACACTTAGGGCATATGTGAGTAATAGTAGCTACTTAGGAGCAGCATTTTTTAATCCAATGGTACAAGCTCAAGCAAACTTTCCGGCTTTTTCAATGGAGGCCGCTGCGCATACATTTCTGCTTGGGGTTGATGGTGATCTGTTTAAGTTTCGGCAAGAAGATGGCACGACTGGAAATAGGTTTGCTTTTGATATAACAAATGGTCATACTGCTATAGCAGGCAATAGTACTAATGGCTATGATATTAGTACGGTTGCGGCAGCAGTATTAGCGTTGAAGTCTACAAATTCCGGGTTTATCCCCCCTGTAATGACAGATGCTCAACGAGCTGCTATTACAGTAGGTCGAATAGGCTCTGTTACAATTAGCAATGCGGGTTCTGGATACACAAACGGCTCATATGCGGCGGTATCTTTAACAGGAGGCTCTGGAACTGGAGCTGCAGCAAACATCACTGTAAGTGGAGGCGTTGTTTCAAATGTGGTAATTACGGTTATTGGCTCTAATTATCACCAAGGAGATATATTAAGCGCAAATTCATCTGATATTGGAGGAACTGGATCAGGATTACAAATTACAATAACAATACAGGAAACATCGTTAATGGTATTTGATACTGATAGTTCGAGAGTGAGTGTATGTAATGGAGCTACTTGGAAATATGTAGCTTGGACAACCGATATAACTGGTGGCGCAGGTGGAATTACTTCAATTAATTCTCAGAGTGGCCCTGCAATAACCCTTGCAGTCGGGACAACTGGAACCGATTTTGCGGCTACAACTACATCTAATACTGTTACATTTAATTTGCCAGATGCTGGTACAAGTGCTAGGGGAGTGGTAACTACGGGGTCACAAACTTTCACTGGTCAAAAAACATTTAATCTAGGAGCTGTTATTACAATGCCTACATCTTCATCAGGCCCATATTTGTCAATATCCGGGAATAGATCAGTAGCCGCTGCTCCTGGCATTTCTGGAACATTATTGGCTATCCCTAGTATGACTTATACTAATTCATCTGGTGCTGGAACTGAAACAAATGGACAGAATTTTAATTTAATTGGCGCTCCTACTTTAACATCTAGCAGCGCAATTTCATATACTGGGGATGTTTCCACCTTACGAATAACTGGATCACCTATTGCTTCTGGTAGCACAACTATAAGTCATCCATATTCGCTATACGCAGTAAATACTAGCTTGTTACAAACTGTTGCATTTGGATTGAATGAACAATCTACAAGTACAACATTGGGGGATGGATCGAATGTTATTTATACTGGCGCAGGGGGAGATACTTTTACTCTGCCATCTTTAGCAACACATCCTGGCAAAACATATTTAATTAAAAATGCATCAAGCGGTAATTTAACTGTTACAAGATCAGGGTCTGATAATATTTATGATACTAGTTCTGTTACAAGTATTACGATTGCAGCAGGAGCTTCAAGGATATTAGTTGCAGGCAGCTCGTTTTGGTACGCAGAGATGAATTAAACAATAAAAACCTAAATCATGCCAACCATAAGTATTAATAACGTTGGGCATCCGGCCCCTAAGTGGTTCATACGAACTAAGAAAGCAATATTAAGGCTAACAGTAGCCGCGAATGCAATGATTGCGAGCTATGGATTCCCTGATCAGCTACTTACAACCAGAATTCAGCTATGGTGTACGATCGGAATTGTAGCAGTATTAGACGCAATGGAAGAATTGTTGAAAGATGATACGCAAGACCCTTCTCAGCAGATGCCTGAAAAAGCAACAAACTAAAACCGTAAATATGCAACAAAAGATCAAAGACCTCTTTGAAAAATTAAAGGCCCATGCCGAAAAAAATAATGATCCAGAGCTTCAACAAATTTTGGATGAATATCAGTCATCATTGGAAGCAACGGTGCAGGATGACGGCCCAGGAGAAAATAATCCCCCCGAACAACCCGACATTCCTTAATGTATCAATAGCCATTGGATGGTATTTATTAGGCGTCCTGATATTCCTTTCAATGGCTTATTTTGAAAACAAAAAATGGTCTGAAGGTTATTACCTATGGGACAAATCCAAGGATACTCTTTTTATATTTGCGTTATTCACATTAATTCCGAACTATAGAAAACAAATCGCCCCCGTATTAATATTTTCAATTGTACGATTATGCTTTCAAATAACAGGGATATTTCAAAAAACGGGACAGAACGAAGTTTATATAGTGACAATTCTATTCTTTATCGCTCTGATTATAACAGTATATCACACCCTAGACCAAATCCGAGACGAATGGAAAAAATTTTAATCCAAGCTCTTACCACTACTGGCTTGCTAAGTTATACGCTTGGGATATTTCTTAATCTTGGCAATTACAAGTCATTGATTTTGTTTATTCTGGGCGTTGTATTTATGGTACTAAAAATATTAAGATACGCAATTGTAACATGGCAAGATTATAAAAAACGGGAAATTGAATTAAAAATGATGGAAGAAGATTCAAAAGAATGATGTAATTTCGAAATGCCTACAGTTTCTAAAAATATTATTCAGAGCAGTCTCATCTTGAAGTGACAATTCCATAGTAGGGAATCTGTAGGCACGCTTTAAGATGAGACTATTCTATTTTTTGTAGCGTATGTTTAAAATTCAAATACCTGGGTGGTTAATAGCCATTCTATTCATTCTTCTAGGATTATTGATCCTCTCTCTTATTCGGGGTTGTAATAACCAACAAGGAGCTGCTATTGCCAAGATTAATTATGAAGATAGAATAAAGAAGCTCCTAGCAGATAGTTCCGAAAATGCAAATAACGAAAAGCAATATAATATTCAAACTGAATTTCAGGCTGCTCAACTGGAACAAATTAATGATAGCGTATCATCCCTTAATGAAGACCTAAGCCGGGCCAATGATCGGATAGCAACTCTTCAAAAAAAACGTATCCAGGTTACTCCTAACCCAGATACTTCGGCGACTCTCGTGCCAAATGAGTTTATCGCTCAATATGGAGATTGTTTTACCGAACTGCACAAAGGACAGCAGTTAGTCATGAGATATAAGGCTGCTAAAGACAGCCAAGAAATAATTTATAAGGAGTTATTATCTACAAAGGATCAACGAATCTCGTTTCTGAATAATTACACTACTCAGTTATCTGGGCAATATCAAAGCCTTTTAGATAGTTCTAAAAGAGTTCAACATTTGTTAGAGCAAAGGCGCACCTTTTATTTTAAACTAGGTATTTTATCAATCAATCAAACGCTTCCAAATTCGGGTGGCGCAGGACTCATTTACCAGGACAAAATGAAACGATTGTTTTCAATTGGGTATTATTTAAGCCCTTATGGATCAATATATCAATTTGAGGGAGCAATCCCTTTATCATTAATTAAAAGAAAATAAATTATGACAAACACAGTTAAACCAAAAGATGATGAAATGAAAGTATGGTTAGGTATTGGAATATTGTTCACGATATTTCTATTGGTTATTGACTTTTTTTATTCATCTGTTAATTCCATGGCATTAGTAGCTCGTATCGGGGTATATGCACTTCATGCAGCTATTAGTGTATGTTGGCTTGTAACAATGGCAAAATTCAATGACCCAGCATTTGATAACTTCAGAAAATATGTAGTGTATTTGTGTGTTCTGACTGCTTTAATAGTTGGCATACATCATTCATTAGCGGTCGAAGATAAATCAGTAATTGATGATTCCAACCAAGCAAAAAAGGCCGATTCTGCCTATTTTCATAAGATAGTTATAGATACGATTAAAAATTAAGAAATAATATATGGCATTTATATATTCTTACATTTTAGTCCTAATAGCGGCATCGTTTAATGCATTAATGGATAATTTAGAAAATCAAGTTGCATTTAATGCAAGTATATTTAAGAACTGGGATAAAAAATTCTGGTGTAAAGAAATTAGCTGGCAGTATGCAAAGAAGATATTCGGTTATAAGATTGACGGATGGCACTTAGCTAAATCAATGATGATATGTTGTCTGATAGGGGCCATTATAATCTTTAAACCCTGGCATCAATGGTGGGTGCATTTCATCAGTTTAGGGATTATTTGGAATGGCTCATTTGATTTATTTTATAAGGTATTCAAATCAAAGTAATGGATTATAATCAGTCTTATGCCGATTTTATCGTCAACCCAGATAGAGTAAATGATGTAGAAAGAATTGTGGCAAAAATAAAAGCTAACCAAAGTCATTATGAAGATGTTTCTAAAACAACAACAGTCCCTTGGTATGTGATTGCTGCTATACATTATAGAGAATCTGGCCTGAGTTTTACGCGCCATCTTCACAATGGTGATCCATTGACAAATAGAACGGTACATGTACCAAAAGGAAGACCCATTATAGGAACGCCACCATTTACTTGGGATGATAGCGCAATAGATGCTTTAAACATGAGTTGGTTAAGCAAAGTAGCGGATTGGTCAATTGGAAACACCTTGGCTCTTATAGAGCGATACAATGGTCTGGGGTATAAGAGAAAAGGATTGCCTTCTCCTTATATATGGGCCTGGAGTAATTTATATACCAATGGGAAATACGTGGCAGATGGTCAATATGACCCTCATGCAATAGATCAACAATGTGGGGCTGCTATTATCATTAAGCAATTAATATAATTATTTCGTAAATTTGGGAAACAATATTTATTAACAATCCCTTTTTGTTTTTTAAGATTTTTACTTTAAGGGTAAAGAGTAATTTTAAACGCGGTATTCAATGCCGCGTTTTTTTAATTCCTTTCGGATATTTTTTACAGCAGCTAATAAAGTATTCTTCAAGGTGTTTCTATTGATCTCTTGGTGCTCAAGTAATATGTCTTTAATATTCTTATCATTTACATATTTTAACCTCATTGCCTGATTTTGTTTTATTGGCAGCGTCTCTATTATCTCCCATATGTCATTAGCAATATGTTTTGTTTCAATATCGGCAAAAGGGTCAATAATGAATGCTCGTTCATCTAAGGTACGCAAATAATTTACGCGATATTTTTTATGCCGATGTAGATCAATGCACTTATTCTTGATAATTGTAAATAATAATGTTGAAACGCCCTTATAATCTATTTTATCACGATCTTGCCATAGCCGCACAAATGCAAATGTGACAATATCTTCTGCATCTTCTTTTGTAATAGCATATATTCTACACAGATTAACTGCACGAATATAATAGGATTTGAATAGGCATATATATTGATTAGGAGTCATGTGAAAAGGTTTAAAAAATTGAAAGGCGCTTATCCAAGAATGGATCACGCCGTGTACTGTACTACTGTTGATTGAAAAACTAAAGTAAAAAGAAAAAGCTCAGATTGTTTCCTAGGGGGAAATTTAACCAAAACCCATAGAGCCTCAAACAATCTATTCCCAAAACGCATAGAAAATGAGTTTCTGGAGCCTTTTCTTCGTTGAAGATCATTTCAATGAGTTTATGGCTGCGTCTAATTCAAGCATTTCTGTTTCTTCATCTATTTCAATTCCCAGCTCATGGGAGATGGCTATTTGCAATGCTTCCCATTGGCTAATGGGATATTCAGCAATAAAATCCTCAAAAGCCATTTCTTTGTCATCAATCACCGGTCTGCCTTCTATGATTCCATCTATCATTGCCAATCGATCTAGTTCTTGAAGATATTCTAAAGGCGAAATAACCAGATGAAGGGATTTAGATGCGGTATCGCTTGATCGGAAATAGGAAATTCTAACGGTATGTTTCGTGGTTGAATAGTTTACAACCGTAATTTGCTTTCTTAATGTTTGAATTAACATAATATATATAGTTTATGAATTATACTTCAGTAATTACGCATGTGGGTTGGGCCAAATATTGGATGAGAGGTTATGAATAGTTTTTCTACTCTTTTTTGTGTTTCCATATCGTAATAGCCCGAATAGTATCCTAGATTTATTTTGCAAACCTCCTCGGGTGTATATTCCCCCGATGCATCCTCAAAATTAGCAGCTGTGAAAGCAATATAATCTGCAAGGTATTGTTTAGCCTCTTCAGAGTCAGTTATATTCATGGCAGGCCCTAAACATTCACCATATGTAAGAGTGGGCTTGTTTTCTGGATTAAATTTTGTCATTTGAATGAGTTTTATGAGTAATGAATATTTATCAGTCTTCGAGTTGTTGACGCTTGATTTGTGCCCCTAATCGCTGTTTTATTCGATGCATTCTAACTAAGAGACGCGGCACTGGCTCTTGCATAATATAAGCTATCTCTTCAAATGTTCGCCCTTCTAATCTGTATTGTAGTGTTATTCTTTCTACGTTAGACAAAGTGTCAAATACTGGCATTGGATATTCTTCGTAAGGCTCAAATGAAAACCAATGAAGGCACTTAGGCAATCTCCGTGCTTCTGCTTGAAGTCTTCGTAATTTATCAACAGCAATGTTTCTGGCGATTCTGCTTATCCATGTGGTGAAATTACATTCGTTTTTAAAATTTGAATAACTCTTCCATCCGGCTAAAGCTACATCCTGAAACAGATCATCATGCCAATCCCTGCCTTCAAAATACCGATTGAACATTTGATAAATGATCCCTCTATTGCCTTCCAATAGGGCTGCAAACTGTAATTGAGTAGTAGATTGTTGCATCATGAATTGGTTAAAGAAAGAACCGGAATTTACAAAGGATAAGTACTTAGACCGGCTCTAAAAACGCGCCTCCTGAAAATTATTTATGAGGATGATAACCTGCCATTCCTTGTGTACTACGGCATCCATACTGAGGAGTACATCCAAATGCGCCCCATAAAATGGCTAATAATAAGATCAATAAAAGGCCGTGAATGTTTTGTTTACGGTAATTGTGAGGGCTCATGAGATTCTGTTGGTTTAAAGTTTGGGAAATAGTTTTCAATTGTTAAGGGAGTTTTGTCTTTCACCATCTGATAATAATCAGGCAATTGATCTCTTAAATTAGGATAGCGTAGGATTATGTGACATCGGAAATTATACACTTCATTATTTCTTTTTAGCCGTCTATTCAATTCCTTATTAAAACGGTACAGCCAGATAGAAGCACAAACACAAAGGACTAATAACCCCCACCCAATAATTTGTGTCATAAATTAATGTTTGTTACGCTTTAATTTTTGTAAATACCATTTCAGCCAGCTATCCATGTATGCGCCTTCTGATTTATAAAATTTGAATTTATTATGAAGAACCTTTATCTGCTTTAGATTTTCTGTTGTTATTTGTGGCCAAATATCAAAATAAATAGTGTCAAACTTTTCTCCTTTTTGCGGCTTCCATTCAAAAATATCAGCACAAATAATTTTCAGCCGTGGATCGGTGAAATACGGAGCAACTAAATCAATCACATCCTGATGCTTTTCTATAATTATTATTTCAGTAATTGATTCTTTGTGCAAGATGTTGTGAATAATCAGCCCTATTCCTAGTCCGGCAATCAACACACGCCCGTCTGCATAATCAATAAACTTCTTATTAGAAATCCGTTCCATTGCTGTATCACTCATCATAAGTTGATTCCCTACGCTTAGGCGCAGATATTTCCCAGATCGCATTCTAAACATTGGATGATCCCTAGATGCTCGTAAATTAAACAGAAAGTCGTCCTTTTCATTAAATTCAAACCTGGATATCTTTGCAATGCCTTGTTCTTTGGGAGGGATTAGGTCATAAACGCCCTTTACCCCATATATTAATTCACTCATAAATTTTTATTTGCCCATTTTTGAATTAGTTCAGCATCATCTTTGGAAATATGGATTGTGTAGTCTCGATACCTCCCAAATCGGTCTTTCTTCCACGTGCATGTATACCGCTTAAAAAGCGCATTGTGAGATTTATACAAGTCGTTAAAGACTGATTCGTTGAAAGTATGGATAGTTGCCCCAGTCTTGGAATAGGTCAGGGTTGTTTCGTCAGCCAGAAGAATTGTGTCTTTGGGAATATCTTGTGCTTTGGTTGCTACTTGGGTCAATACAAGGGAGATAATAAACAATAGCTTTTTCATAATGTTAGAGGGGGATTGAATAGTTTTTAGTTTTAAAATCGTTGGCAATAAGCGTAGCCTGTACCCATACTTTTTGATCGTTCATTCGTTGAACCAATATCCAATCATAAATAGTGGGGTCATCAACTGTAAAATTGACGTATGTGACACCCTTAATCTTGTCATAGGTAGCGCTATTACTGATCAATTTAACTGGTAGTATATCCATTGTGATATTTATGATTAACGTGCTGCTATTGCCACAATCAACACCTTGTGCCTGGAGTTTAATACGTCCAACTTTAGCATTGCTGTAGACCTGATATACTTTAACTTGGTTTGCCTTTAATACGTCGCTTTGAGGAGTGCCATTCGTACTATCAGTATTCGTAAGACTATCTACCAATAATTGACCATCCCAGCCCCAACGTAAGATCACTTGACACGGTTGTTTATTTGTGACTTCTATTGTGAATTTACCGTGCCCATCATAAGCAGTTACTACAGCCCGCAGTTTGGAATCTTCGGCCACAATTAGACCAACAGTTTCCATTCGGGCAGTCATTACTGTACTAATAATACTATCAGAATGGGAGCCAAAAAGTATAACACGATAGTCCGTTTTAATGTGATCGGGAGGCGCGGATGGTTGCGACTCTTTTTTACAGCTAAATACAGCTATTAAGGCTACGGCAGCTAAAAGACCAATAAAAAAATGTTTCATGTTGTTTGTTGTATTTGTTTTAGAGGTTTTATAGGGAATTGCCCCATATAAGTATTAGTTTTTGAACTTTCTAAAATCGTAGATCATTACACTGTTTTCTCCTTCTCCCAAAATAGTTTCATCAAAATAAAATGTAAAATCATCCCAGCTAATTCCATCAAGATGATAGCCTCCTGTGTGTCCTGTTATTGCATGTAAGTCAATTATGTAATGCATGTTGTCAGCATTTAGGTAAATTTGCCTCAGTCTTGTAATAGTTGTAGGACGGCTTCAGCACGTTCAACTACATCGTCTTGCCCTTCATTTAGACATATGCTAAATGCCTCATTTAAGATGGGGAGCAATTGCGTCAATATAGCCTTGTATTGTTCTTTCTGCCATTCTGTACCCGCAATAAATCCGTCTTTGTTGGCACTGTAATAAGCTCCCATTCCAGGGTAACACATTTTGGCATGTGCAGCCGCTGCCTGATCTGGTGTTAATTGTTCCATTGTAATTGATTTAAGAGTTATACATCTTTTTTATATCTGCCCAAATCTCCTTATGAAACCCAATTATTCCAAATACAGCTCCAGTAAAGATAACAGCCACACATCCCGTTAATAGGCGATATAAGACAGCAGGGAATTGAATAGGCAATACATCATGTAATACCACATATCCCAAAGAAAAGAATACCATAATGATAAGCAGCGCCACGCCACCTATGAATAAGATTAGACCAGCTTTACGCATTGTTAAGAGTTTTGTATTGTCTTTTAATATTGTTTATTAATACACATATTTCAATGAGATCGTTTTGTGTCCGCATGTTATTGAAATTGTGCCAATACTTCAGCGGCTAATTCGTAGGATAATTGAGCTATTATTTTTTGATCTGAAGGAGAATTTAAACTGTACTTAGAAACTAATCCCTGAGCAATCATAAAGGCTCCCAATTGATGTTTAGTTAATCCGGCTGAGTTTTCGTAGCATTCACCGCCTGATGTAAATACAGGGTATGCGTTATCTGTTTTAATATCATTCATAAATAGAATAAAATAAAGAGGTTAAATAATATTGTTTACTTATTGAGTAGTTGCACTAATTCTATTGTTTCATCTTCAGATAGGAATAGCTCCCCTATTTTTCTGCCATCTTTATAGAGATAATAGGTCTCATTTTCGTTGCCGTCATATGTATACATATAATTAAACGTTTAAAAGATTAAAAGATAGCCTACTCCCCCACTCACTAGGGTTTCAGCTCTTAGTTATGACAACACTAATTATTTATATCCATTATCTAATTTCCAATCGTCAAACCCTTGTGCATATAATCTGAGAAATTCCTCACCTTGTTCATCCCAATGCTTAATATTGCTAAGATGTGAATGAGAATCAGGAAATTCTTTTTTGTATCTGTCTATTGCGGCTATAAGTAAGGGAGTGAACATTTTAGCCAATGTATAAAAGGCCTTAGTTTGGCCGTTTACATTTAATTCCGCCATATAAATGCCAGGCTCTGTGGCTAATTTGTAAATAGAATCTCTTTTCCTTGCCAGTTCACGGGTATTATCAGTAAAGAGTATAAGATCATTAACGGCGTGTGAAGTTGCGCCGGTTTCGTAAGTCGTTTTATTAGTTGTCATAACATATATAGTTTAAAAGAGTGAGTTAATTAGTTTTTCCTCTTCCATTCTTTTGTGCAACGAATAGACCGATAAACATTCATTCCAGCAAGATGGTACTCAGTAATCATTTTCTGAACATATTGTCTAAACTCTTTAGGAGATTGGTTTGCATCTCGATTAAATTCGTCAATGGTTTCAACTCCTTGTTTAGTGCGCATATTTAAATAAATTGACATAATTGGTATAAATTAAGAAGAAGTGAATAATATAGTTAGCGATAGCAATAAGTTGTAAAAGTTCCTTTTTTATGGTCAAACTCTATATAATCACATTCTAGGGAAATGCTTTGTGATTTTATAAAGATGCAAATTATTACCTTTCCTGACTCTTCGTAGGCTTCTATCTTTTCTAATTCGCTTATTAAGTATTCCATTTAATTAAGTTTTAAAAGTAGCCCCTATTAACGGAAGGGGCTGACACCGTTCCATTAACCATTATAACCGCCCTGACCTAATAAGTTCATTGACAATATGTATATTATCGTGGTGCGTCTTTTCATTACATGAATAAGCAGCCATTACTATATTGCATGCGTTCTGCTCTTCCTGAGTCAGTGGCAATGACATGGTGGCCTTTAAGGCCATATCGTGTTGATATTGGGTAGGGGTGTATTCGCCCCCGGCTGTGCGGTAGTCATATTTACTCCCGCTGCGTTTCTTTTCTCTTTTCGCATCTTTGCGGGCATAATAGTCAGCAGCGAACTGTGAATCTTGCATTTTCTGAGCGAATTCTTTTTTTTGAGCCTTTGAAGGTTTCCACTTGTATCCCATAGCTAATTTTAATTTTCTTGAATTATAAATGGAGGCATACTAATAGTAATAGACAGTCCACACTGCCACTATATATTCCGCCGCAAAATCAGAGAATTACAAAGGCTGGAGGTCTGAGAATTTCACCTTTTTAGTTCCAGGCCAATAATGCTGAGTAATAGTATAACTATCCTGCATTCCATACATGTACTGAATCCTAATGCCCTGTTTATTGATCTCGTGTTTATTCAGTGTGTTCATAATGTATTGATTTAACGGTGATAAGACAAGAAAGAGAAAAAAGGAATACAAGCTACAAAGGCTAGGACTACAATCAATAGGCCAACCAAGACAGGATATTTATCAATGAACTTTTTCATAATCAAGGGTTTAAAGGATTATTTTACTTTGTACACATTCTTTTTGGTAAAGCGGTGCCCTGGCAGCCACAGCCGTAATCTTGCAATTGCTACGGCCTTATTAGCGGCTGAAACTTCACAAGGGACATTATTTACAATCGATTGATACTTAGATAGCTTTTTCATAACAGTATATCTTTTAAAGGTTAATTAATCAACGCAGCAGCTAATAGGCTGTAGATGTTAACACGGAAGGCGAAGTTCTTTTTCATATTTTGCTTGTTTGATAAATCAAAGGTAATTCAACTTTCAACTTTAAACAAGTATTTGGGTAATTATTTTTGAAATAAATTTGTTAATTCTATTTAACAATCCAAATTGCTTTGTCTATCTCTTGATACTCAAAGGGTAAAGATCGTTTCCCTTCTTTATGTTCTTTTATGAGTTTATATATATATTGAACAGTAACGGGATATCCGCGGCGACTATAAAAGGTCTGCGCAAAATCTCTCACGGGAATTAAATTCTGCTTTGCTTGTGGCTTGTTCATATATTAAAATGGAGAGAATGGTCTATTAATAGATTTTAAATTACTCCTATCCCACAACATAGTCCAGGAATAAACATGCATTTCTTGTTTGTATTTCAATAATTTAATCATTTGGCGCTTACTAGGCATTGATGGCATATTAGTAGGCATATGAACTATAGGACGGATACATTGACTGTTCGTAAGCTTTTGCCCAGCCTGCGTTAATGTCGCGATTAATTGATATTCGTATTTCGCAGCCTCTTTATGGGGTAAATATTCTATTATATTCATTTGTGGCAAATATCCCGCGCCTATGATATACTGAATATATTTCCCGTTTTCAGTTGATGGCTTAGAGTTTATATGCGCCCTATATCTTTTAACTATATCCTTACACATGCCAATATAAAACACTTGGTCATTATGAGCTAATGAATATATGAAATATAAATCCTTAATCATACCACAAATATAGTAAACTTTCAACAATAAACTTTAAACTTCCAAATCTATTTCTCCATCCCTTCCAAATCCTCTTTCTTCCCCCCCCCTAGTCATATACTCCCCCCAATCCCCTCCGATAACCCCTCCTTGCGCCTCTAATAGCCCCACAGCCCCTTCCACGTATCCCCAAGACCCC